CCCTGCCGCTGCTCCGTGTCCAGACTTATCAATGATGACTGCCTTAACAGTCATAGGACCATCCCACAACGGGATGATCCTCGCCCTGCCGACACCCTCCACAGATTCGCACCATGATCTGATCTGGGATGCGTTGCCGTTTTCATCAGGACCAGAAACCTTGTTGATAAGCCTCGTTCTTGCAGAGTCGTCGTCCTCCTCATCCAGAGCAGGCTCCGCAATTTCCTGAAGCGTGCAGCTGATCAATCCGTCAACGTCTATTTCAGGAACGACCGGTGAACCCTGCGGCAAACTGTTCAGTTCAGTACCGGTATCGGTCGATACAATCACAACCCTGTCGCCCACTGACTCCACCGTAAATTCGTACTCCTCACAGGTCAGCAAATCGCCAACCTCCGGCACGGCTCCATCAAACAGGCAATAATAACGGGCAGGCGTAGCCTCTGGAGGATTGCGTTCCAGTCCTCGTTCCTTCAGCTTCTCATCCAGAACATCGCCCGTGCAGGTGTTCAGAGAAATGATTTCTTTGACCTGTCTCAGATCATCAAAGAATTTCGCCACCCGGATAATATGTCCTTCGGCTGCATCCCTGTAAATGCTGCCCTGTCTCGTATCGACTTCCAGTTCCATCCCCATTTCGATGCACTTATCTCGGAGAAAATCCTCGTCAATCTCGTCCAGGTTCAGGTCCTCAATATTGCGAACATCACTCATCGCTGATCACCCCCTCCATTTCGATGTCGCCAAAGATTGTTTTTACATAAATTTCGATCCGGACACTGTCATGGCCGAGCATCTCATACTCGATATCGCCAACGCCTGAAACCATATCGTCCGGCAAAAGGCAGTCCTCCACCATAGCCGGAATATCGGAATCGAGAAAATCTTCCGTCAGGTCAGTGTTCCCAACCTTGTTGAAGATATCGCATCCGTACTGGTCGTCATAAATCTGGTAGGCAAATCTTCTCGTCTGCATAGCCTTGAATATGGACTGCTGTGCCGCCTCCAAACCATCCACCATGCCGACGATGCGTTTCTTCTGGGCATCCATCCTATATGTCCGGAATATAGTGTTGGAATCGTCCAGGTCGTCCTCATCAAACGGAACGACGATAATTTCTTCTTCGTCCATATTCACACCCTGTCCAAAACGTAATAAATCTTGTTGTTACTGGTCGATAAAAGGTACAGTTCCTCACCCACCGTCAGCGGCAGTTTCCCGCTCGGTATGATGAGTGACTGGTCATGCAAAAGGATCCCGATGTCATCCTTCTGGATGATCTCAACGGGATCCGTACTCTGTACCACTCCAATTACGATACCGGGCATCCCCTTCTGGGAAATCTCTTTGATCAGCTGAGTAATACTCGTATTCGCCATCCTTCACACCTCCCGTCAGGAATACTCCAATTTCAGAGACATTGTGTGCCGTCCCTTCTCCCAGGTGTGTGTGTCCTCCTCAACGAACATTGTCCGTTCGATCTTCTGGGTTTCAATCCCCACATAAACACAGCCGCCGGTAATCACTCCGGAATCGCCTATGGCTGTCACCTTCAAGGTCTGGCCAACAACGGCCTGCTCGGTTTTGAAAGCCTTGATCCGCTGTTTTATCTCTGTCTTCGTAATTTTTTCGTCTACGGACTGCATATCCTGGAATTTGCCGATCTTTTTCTCCAGGCTTTTCACAACCGTGCTGCTCTTCTTAGATCCTTTGGACGTGACCAGTTTCAGTCTTGTCCTCGTATCCTCAATGCTGCGTGTCCGGTCATAGCTTTCGATATTATGCCCCAGTTCGATCATCCTCTGGCTGCTCGTTTCCTTCCGCTCCTTGAGATAGATCTTTCCCTTTTCGGCATACACATAATATCGTTTGCCCTTGGTCTTGTAGGTCTGCGATAGTGCATCCTCAATAACATCCCAGTATGTGGTGGATTTCTTCACCAGTTCACCGATTTTGTACCCGGTATTCGCCAGTGTTCCAACCGGAAGCCCCAGTTTCTTGCAGCAATCCCTCACAATCTGGTCAGCCCTTTTCTTCTTGTAGGAAAACGACGCTTTATTATTCGTGAACCGGATGCACATGTCATAGGCTTTGATGGTGAGTTGCCTCGTACTGGAATACTTCTCGGACATGAGCAGGCCACGGAACAGCTCGTTTTTCTTGCTCGTCTCCTCATTGACCTCATACAGAATAACTGTCTGTCCTTCTCCTGCGTTCACCTTCGCACGGCTTTCCAACATCTCGCTGTCATAAAGGACGGCCTCCACTGTTCGTGGTGCCGCCCCTTTTCTCCCAGACCATGTGGTTTTCAGTAACAACTGCGTCACATCGTAGAACGTATTATTCCGGCCCACATATAGCGCAACGTGCATGGCTCCACCTCCTAAACCTTCTTGAGGTAGCTCTTATAAGCGTAGCCCCATTTCTTCTTGTACAGGACGTGATACCAGTTCCCGTTCTTCTTTCCATCAGACGTGAGCACCGTGCCTCTCGGCATCACGGCAATGATCCTGGCATTCGGCCCCGTCCTCAGATTGAGTGCGCTTGCGGTCACCTTGAATTTGTTCTTCGACTCCTTGTTGCTTGTCCTCTTTTTCTTCGGAGACTTTGATGTTTTCTTCTTCGATGATGCCTTTTTTATCGTCCTGATAACCGGCTCCCGATGTTCCTTCATCTCCAGGGTGAAATATATCGTCCCCGGATCTCCTCCAACTTCCTTCGGCTGATAACTCGTCACATCAACGTAAATATTCACGCTGAGAGGTGATTTCGTCAAAACCAGATGGGCAGGTTTGTCTGCCTCCTCCAGTTTCTTCAACCATTTATGCCATGCCGCCGGGCCTTTGAATTTTCCCTCCGGGCACGAGCAGACAAATTTGTCATACTTCGCAGGGAAAAAGGACTCGAACTTTATCACAGCCGCATCCCTTTTCCCTTTGTGCAATACCTCCCCGAACTTATCCACCGTAGCGGATGACGTTTCGCCCTTGAAGGTGATTTGTAACTCCTCCGGGAGGACGGGCAGGATATACACCTGTTTGTCATTATCGTAATTCAGGTACAGCCTGTACGATTTGACCTTTGAATAGTTAATACTCATAAGCGCCGTCCCCCTCTACCAGAATATCGTTCTGAATAATATCCATCAGGACATCTTTCACGTTCTCAATCATCACGTTCAGAATATCTTCTTTGGACATATTCGATGTCACCCTCATGCTGCCACTGCCATTGATGTTCAGGTTGATGTCCTTAGACTGCTGTGAGGCTTCCGTACCGCCCCGTGCTCCGTTCCCAGAGCCTTGAGGCATAGTTTCTATGGGTTGATCCATAACGCCCAGCATATCGCCCGCTTCAGCCCACATCTCACGGCTTCGGTCGGATCCATCCATCGGGATGATATACTCAGGACCGTCTTCAGCCACAATGCCCAGATGCTCCTGATTAAAATAACCACCGAGAGCATGAAGGGATGCTGTTACGGTTGCGGACCCTGTCGCACCTCCTCCAAACGAAATCGTCTTTGTCGGATTGGCCAGGCTGTAATTCGCTGTCAGCGTCACGGACACGGAAGCGTGTGCGGTATATCCCGCTGAGAATGCGCTCCTGACCTTTTCCCCGACCTGAGAATAAATGGCAGGAACATTATCCGTCTCGGTCAGCGTCACATCCGTACTGCCTGCCGGCGTATAAGATGTCCCGAAGGCAGTGTCGAGTTTTCCTCCAACCTCCGTATAAATCGCTGCGGAGTTTTCAGATGCAACGGTCACAGTCACGTCTGCCGGAACACTTACCGGCACACTCCCAGTTCCATCTTCACCACCAAGGGCTGTCCCAATACTGGTTGACAGTGCACTGCTGTCCACCGTTCCCACGGATACGGTCACGTCCGCCGGAACATCAATCGAAATAGCTTCCTGGCTTTCTGCCAATGCTCCGTTGATCCCTTCCGACAGCGCACTGCTATCAAGAGACTGAAGGTTGATCGTGATCGATGCAGGGATTTCCTGCTCCGTTGTTGGCGGTTCTGCTGCGGCTGCCTGTTCTGAAGCCTGGTTTGCAAGCTCCTGCCCTGCCTCCTCAGCTCCAGATGCGGTACCTGCGGAATAATCGCCATTCACAGTGCCGGCAGTCTCCACATCCGTATTGGCTGCTTCGGCTGTCTGCTCTGCGGCGTTGGTGTTCTCCTCAATCGCTTCGCCTGTCGCTTCTGTCGTCCCCGCAGTATCGGCCTGCGGAATGTAAATCATGTCGCCCTCGTAAATTAGATCCCACGTGCCACGCTCATCAAAAATCTGTTGGTTCGCCGCCTTCAAATCTTCCAGAGCAACGCCTGTCTTTTCAGCTATGCCGGACAGTGTGTCTGACGTGTTCACCTCATATTCGAGTGCGACTTCTCCACCCTCAAGGGTGATCTGGTTACCAGTTGCGGTCAGTCCGGAATACTGTGCCGCCTCTGCCGGGTTGAAGTCCTCAATCTTCATTTTCGTATTCGACCCGTCAACCTCGATCCCTTTTTCTGCCAGATAATCGGAAATGTCCAGGCCATACTTTTCGCACAACTCGGAAAGTCTCGCCATATCAATTTCTGCATTCGGATCGTCAAGGCCCAGAACGGAATTAAACAGCTCTGAAAGGTCTGCGCTCTCCACCTGGTTCTGTGCCGCATACGAGGCACGGTCCACGGCATCCTGCAGTTCCTGCGGCATCTGGTTCCGCATGGTTTCATACATCGGGTTGTTCTGATTTGTCAGAGCATCAATCAGCTGTTCGTTTCCGGACTCCATTAGGGAGTTGGCATATTTCTGCCACCCTGCGTCAGCATCTCCAGACGCCGCTCCAATATCAATCGCCTGGTTGTAGGCATCCATCAGGGCGGTCGGTATTGCCATGCCCTGTTCACGGTATGTGTCAATCAGGGAACCCATATCAGAAACATCCGGTTTCATGCTCTCATACATGGAATTAAGAGCCTTTCGGTCGGCTCCTCCGTTCTTCGAGTAGAAGTCACGGCTTGTTGCAAACTCACTCCACAGCCTGTCAACGTCCCAGGCTCCACTTTCAGCCATCTGGTTCAGGGCATTCATCGTGTCGCCTCCACCCATCTCGGAAATACGTCCCAGGTTCTCATTCACAAGATCCCCGTAAGTATCCATCAGGGTGTTTGAGCCAAAGGCAAGGGCACGGCCCATCGCCTCGCCCTCCATGTTCATCATGTTGTTTGTCCACAGACTATTGAGCTGTTCCCTCTGTGACTGGTTGATCTTCCCAGAGTTGAGCCAACCATTGAAAACCGCATTCATCTGCGTGCTGTCAGCGTACAGAGCATCCATGGCGGTCTGCCTCTGGGAGTGCGCCTCCTCCATCAGTTGCACAAACGAATCGGAACTAAGCTGTCTGCCGGACCACTTCTGCTGAAGCGTCTGCCACTCGGCATCGGCCTGTGCCTGTTGCCATCCGGCAAGAATATTATTGATCTTGCTCTGGAGAATATCGATGGCCGCCTGTTCCTCCACATCCAGAACGCCATCTTCCAATGCTCCCTGCACAAGCTGAGTAAGGGAACTGGACAATCCGTTCAGTTCTGCGGTATCTTCAGCCGCCCATGTCTGCATCTGGGAAATCAGAGCCTGCCCTGCCTTATCCCCCAGAACCGTCTCCATCGAAGTTTTTGCCGCAAACGTGAGCGACGCCAACTCCTGCTGCTTGCTGTCGAGATAGGTCTGGATGTTCGTTTTGAAATCCTCGGCCATTTCCGGCGTCAGTTCAATATTCAGGGTATCTTTCCAATCAGGAACGGTCAGTTCGGTCGTAGACATCCCATTCACAACAGCCGTCAAGGCTCCAAAGAATGTGTCGCTTTCCTCCGGAGTCAGGTCTACGGTGATGGTATTTATATAATCGTTCAGCTCCTCTGCTGATGCTCCATCCACAACGCCCTGCGCAAAACCAACGAGGGCGGCTGTCATTCCTGCCTGATCTCCATCCGGATCGATCTGTGTCGCTACTGTCTTTGCATATTCCTCCAGTTCGGTTGCATTCGCTCCGGAAACAGCAAGGTTCGCAAACTCCACAAGGGTGTTTGCCATTGTCGCCGTATCCCCTTCCGGATCCAGTTCCGTAGGAACATTCGCCGTATACTCCAATCCGCTGCTGTCCTGTCGTCCTGTCAGAACGGTCTGGATCCCCTCAACAAACGGACTGACCGGATCCTCTCCGGCATGGTTAAGTTCTGTCTGCACTGCAGCCTTCCACAGGAGCTCGGCATTGCTCTGCAGTGCCTCCTCTGCCTGCTCGTGGAACTGCTCTGCATTCTCAAACTCACCAAGAGCAAGGTTGATATTCGCCACCCAGTCCACGCCGATGATCTTTCCTGCCATCTCTGCTGCATCTGCATCCGACAGTTCAATGCTCCCGAAGTGGGTTTCGAGGCTTGCTTCTCTCTGCGCTTCATTGTACTGATCGACAGCCCCTTTAATTGCCACAACTCCGGCCACAACTGCCGCTGCTCCCAACGCCCACGGATGAGCCATAATAGCCCCGCCGAGTTTATTCACGACGCCGGCAAGGCCTCCCATACCGGAAACGGTAGACATGATACTGCTGCCGATGCTTGCCGCCTTCATTGTGGCAAAAAAACCGCCCAACGATGCAAGGGCGGTTCCAACGGCTTTCGGGTTTTTCAGGAGCGTGGTAAACAAAGGAGCAACTGCATTTCCAACCTTCGCAATCGCATCCCCTATTGTGCCTATTGCTGACGGAACCCACTCTGTAAGAGCGGGGATGATCGTATTGGTAACATACTGTGCGCCGGTCCTGAGATTTCCTTCCAGGCCCTCAAAGACCTGCAACTGCATTTCCTCAAAGGCACTGTTCATATTGGCCATGTCGCCCTGAAGGTTGTCAGTCATCGTATCCGACGCCTGCTGTGCGGCTCCGGACGAATTTCTCAGTTCCTCCTCATATCTGGCGATGTTCTCCATTCCTTCTGTGAGGATCTGGTTCACGCCCTTCGTGGAATCTGCCGTGAAGGTTTCGGCAAGTGCTGCCGCTCTCTCTGCGGATCCCATACCATCGACAGCTTTTTCCACATCCGTCATAATATCTGTCAGATCACGGAAGTTTCCGTACTGATCCTGCACCGCAACGGACGTTTTGCCAATCTGGATAGATCCATCCTCCATCGAGTTTGTAATATCCCTCGTGATGGCTGCAAGCTGTGTACCGGCTCTGGATCCTTTCGTGCCCTGGTTGGCCATGGCCTCCAACAGGGATGTCGTGGTTTCAATATCCTGCCCTGCTGCGTGTAGGTTCGCCGCCGAGTTAAGGTACGCTTCACCCAACTGTGCCGCTGACGTATTGGAATTTGCCTGCGCATAGGCAAGCATATCTGCGAAATATCCGGCCTGGCTTGCCTCCATCTCAAACGCTGACAGGTAATCGGTCACCATGTCGGATGCCTGGCCAAGACCCATCCCGGAAGCGGCAGCCAAATTAAGAACGCCGCCAAGCGCACTAGCCGACTGATTAGCATCCCAACCGGCAAGCGACATATATTTCAACGCCTCTGCTGCTTCACTGGCAGAGAATATCGTTGTAGCTCCATATTCACGGGCGGTAGCTTCAAGCATCTCGTACTCTGCTCCGGTTGCCCCGGAAATGGCTGCGACCTCACTCATCATAGCCGTGTAGCTTGTTCCAAGTGCTATGGAATCGCTCACGAACTGCTTTACCTCGCCGGCAATCTTCGCCACTCCAATGGCTGCGACCATCGCTTTCAGGGCGTTGCCAAGGTTCAACGCCTTTCCAGAGGCGTTATCCATCTCGTTCCCGGCTTCGGCTGCATCCCTTCCGACATCATCAAGGCCAGTTCCTCCGGATCCAAGTTCTTCGATATTTTCTCCAAGGTCTTCGGCAGATGACGAAAGTTCCTCCACCGCCTCCCCTGCATCTTCGGCAGAACTCGCAAACTCATCCGCTCCGGATGCGGCAGAGCTGAAACCCCTTTCCAAATCGGACGCAAATCCGCTCGTGTCCACATCATCGAAAATACTGTCAATCGTATTTCCGAGGCTTTCCGCAGAACTGGAAACGCTGTTTATTGCACTTCCGGCCTGCGATGCAAAGGCATTCGGGCCATTAGAGCGAAATGCCTGGTCAATGCTCCTGCCGGTCTGCTGCATTTGTGAAGCAGTCTGCCGTGCGGCATTCGCCACCCTCTGCAGGACGGAACTCGCCTGATCGTTTAACCGTAAAGTGGTTTGCACTTCGCTCATGCTCGTTTCCCCCTTACTTCTTTTTCAGAAATCCTTTGGCCAGCCTGTTTGTCGCACCCTGCGGATGCTCCGACTCAAGCTGTTCCGAGGCGATATAAGCGAGCTGCACCTCCCGTGGCATCTCTGCCCATTCCTCCATCCGGAGATTGTGCCTCTGCCACAGGATGTGCGCCCAGACCCACGAAGCGGAGTCGTCGGACTCGCTTTCGCCCATCATCAGTTTTTTACTTCGTCAATGATCTCTTTCTCGTCCTTCTGCTCACGGATCCCCAGTGCCTCCATCAGGCATTCGTTCGCATACTCATAGTCTTTACGGTCTGCAAAGATCACGTCCGGCATATCCAGACGGTCATCCACGCCGTAATACTCCATCAGCTCCGGATCGTCCAGTTTCGGCTGTACGAATGCGGATACCATGATATCGGCTCCGGCCTTTTCTGCGTCATAATCCTTCAGGACTGCGACCTGGCCATTATTGCCGATAATCGGTCTGCTGTTGTTCGTCTTGTCACGGAAAACGGACGTGCTTCTGTACATGTCTCTGATTTCCTTCACCTCTTTAGACGACATTCTCCGGATGATGAACGGAATCGGTTTTCCCTTCTCATCACAGAATTTGTCGATGCCAGGGAACTCCATCGTTCCACGCTCTTTCAGATCAGGTTTCATAAATGCTTTGATATTGGTATTCATGTGCTGTGCTCCTCCAATCAATCTTAATTGCAAAAATGGGGAGAGCGGTTAGGCCCTCCCCGGTTCTGTTTCTGGTTCTTTCCAGACATCAAACGATGTCGTATGCGCCGAACGTGATGGACTCCTTGACCACATCGCCTTCGGTATCGCAATCGATCAGGGAAATATCCCCGGTCGGTACACAGCCGATACAGGTGACGGTCTCTTTTCCATTCAGATCCCAGAAATCGGAGTTCTTATCCTCCTGGATGCCCTGGATCTTCAATTCCGGAGTCTTGCCGCTCTTTCTGTACTCGTCGATCTTCTTCCGGTAGAAGCGGTTTGTCTTCCACTGCTCAACGGTCACCTCAATATCGTAACCGGTCCACCGGCGGGAGGTTCCCTTCTTTCCGAGAGACTTGCCAGACCATACATCCGGCTTGAAAACGACTTTGAACTTGCAGCTGTCGGCCACAAGCGTTCCTTCAATATAGACCTTGCCCTCTCTGGCAGAGAGAGGGCTGGTGTTTACTCTTTTCGGTGCTGCCATGGTTTAGTTCCTCCTTCCTTATCGTGCAATGGTGGTGATGTAGTACTTGTCAGCACTATCCACCGCCTGGATGCCGGAATTGATGTACATGCTGTCGCCGACGGACTTCTCCTGATCGACTACGAAATCAGCCTCGGCATCCACATTGGTGATTGCTCCATCCTCTTCGTAAGTCGCAAGAAGCGCACGGCCCAGACCCTCAACAACAGTCCACCCATCGCTGTCATTGTCGTACCTTCCAGGAACGAACGTGGTCAGCAGGTCATTGCACCAGGAATCGTACACACGAAGCGGGCGGTTCTTATTGGCATCTGCCGGCTTGTCATCCGTGAAGGTAACAAGGGAGTTGATATCGTACTCAAGGATGACGGATCCATCTTCAGCAATCGTGAAGAAGGTCTTGCCTGCCTTAATGGCGGTGACCGCCTCCTCGTTGGTCATTTCACCCACAACTCTCGTTGCTCCCGCTACGGTCGCATATGTCAGGCTCGTGACATAATCCGCACCGGCAGTTGCACCTGCGAGCCATGCACACGCCTGTGCCACGGACAGATCAGTGTCCTCAATCGTGAAGGCATTCACCAGATTGATGATACCCTCATAATCTGCGGCGAAATTCGGGGCAACTGCCTGGCACTTCCAACCGATCGTCTCACGGATGTACTTGATCTTGGTCAGCAGGGCGGTCTGCAGGGCTGCATCAGTGACCGGGAAGCACATCGTGTTGAAGCGGACCTTCTCAGCCTTGTCAAGGAATGCGGTCACGCCTGTATTCGAACTACCGGTCGCATCAGTGCCACCGGAAAGCGTCTGGGACGCAAACGCCGCAAGCTGAGTCGCTGCGGTTCCAGTAAACTCCACATATTCGGAAACCCCGGCAAGGTCTCCAAACGTGGCGCACCTCTCGAACATCTCCACTTCGGAGCCATCCAGATACACAGACACATCAAATCCGGATACCGGATTGGCAACGGAAACGATCTGGATCTTGTTCCCGAGCGTGCCCTTATACTTCGCAGTTGCGGTCAGGGTAGCTTCGCCAACGGTGATGGCTTTGGTGGCTGCTGTTCCTCCATCCGGAATATATACATAGACCGTGGCGGCTCCCATGAGCATCATGCGGACCATCAGCATGAACTCATTGTCGTCATAGACACTGCGTCCAAGTTCGGCCTGATGAGCATCCGGGCTGTCTGCGGTAAGCTGAATCAGCTCATCCCTCAGACCCCAGTCATAGCCGATGAGCGGAATGATGCCGACACCTCTTTCAGAGGCAACCGGCGTTCTTGCCCGCCCGTTCTTCAGGTTCACATACGTGCCGGGGCGGGTTTTTGCCTGAGAATTTTTGAAAGTTCCTCCTGCCATAGTTATTTACCTCCATTCAGGAATGCGCTGATGATTTTCTTCACCTCATCAACGCTGTACTTCTTGTCCAGGTCGTGACCATACATCGCACCGTCAAAGGTACTGGAAGTCACGCCGAACAACTCCACACAGTTACTGCGCAGTTTTCCAACCACGAAAACAGGGGCAGCTTTCACTTCCGGAACGGCCTGCTCCGGAGCGGCTGCCTCCACCTTTGCTTCAGGTTTTGCTTTTGTAGCCACTGGCTTTCCTCCTTTCGTCTTTATCCGTAGGTTTCTTTGACTTTGTTCCATGCGAACACAAGGTTCTCGGCTTTTGTGCGTTCAACTCCCAGATAGAAATAATCCCTCATCGGGATCGATACGCACACAATCCCTTCGTCAATCCTTCTCTGTGTCGGCTCCTGCGTCTTGAGCGCCTTGCCGGTTTCGGTTCCATCCACCGCAATGATGGGAATGGCCAGACCATCCAGCATGATCGCATCTCGCAAACTCGCCGCCCTCGCCTCTGCATCCCAGTCCGTGCCGGCCATCACCCAGGCATCGAATGTGAACGTGTTCTGGTATGACCTCAGAGTGGCCTTTCGGCCCTCCACATATGGAACAGGGAAATACACTGACGGGACATAGAATTTCTCCGGTATCTCATCGAAATATGCTTTGGTTCCCTCCACATCGTTATCGAGAATATACCGGACGGCAGACGCAAGGCTCTGCTCTAATGTGATATTCATTCATGCGGCCTCCATCAATCAAAATAACGGTGCCAGAACTGTTGAAACGCCCGCTCTGCATAGGTGTTCATGATCCGCTCGGCCCCTCTTTCCGCAACATCGAAATACCCGGAACCCTTTACGGCAGATGCTTTAAGCACCATGCCTGATTTGGCTCCGGGTGAATATCTGAAATGTCTCCCTTCCCAGTACCCGGGAACGAACCGCCCAGGTCTCTGGCTGTGTCCTTTGTTCACCCATTGGGCGTACTCTACGGACGTGCCTATCGTCAAGGTCAGTGCTCCGGTATCAATCTGATAGATATTACCGGCTCCCCCTTTTTGAAACGACCCAAGCAGCTTTCCGAAATCGACATTCCCTTTGGCCTGGATGCTCTCCTGGACCAACTTCAGAAACTCCTGGCCGATCTCGTCAAGCGTCTTTCCCATGTATGGTTTCAAGTCTGCTGCCGCCGCTGTGCACTTCCTTGCGAAGTTCTCCAACTCCTGTACCTCAATCATATTGCGTTCGGTTCCCCTTCCTCTCGTCTGATCGTCACAATGATATGGTGATTGCCGTGTATCTTCCTCGGTATTCCTGCACGGTATCTCAGAAGCGTTTCGCAATCCTCCACTGTGTCGTTCAGTCTGATGTCAGTACCGATAGGCAGTGTCAGTTTTATGTCTCCATCGATGCTGCTGTACGGTTCGTTCTGCACGACTTTCAGCTGATCATTCTGACGGACGGAAAAATGACACGGTATATCCTCCAATACCTCTTCGCCATCAGTTCTTGTATCGGCTGTCCGGATTCCGTATCCTACGTTCACAGGATCGTCTACGAGATGGTAGATGTTACATCTGTGGTTCAAGAAATCGTCGAACAAAAACTTCACCCCCTCACAGCTTCCGCATCCTCATGACCGTCTTGCCCCTCCCCGTGGTCAGGACATACGGCCCCAGTAAATCATCCAGATCCAGTGCCTCAATATCGATGGTGGAACTCTCTGCTGTGTACGAGTAATCATCGAACGTCTCACTCTTTACCTGCTTTCGGGTTGCCTCCACCGCATTTTTGGCATACGCCTCAGTCAAAAGGATGACCGCCATCTTCACCGGTTCAGGTATCTCCGGATACTTCTCCTCGTCCTCGAAATTGTTATTGGTCTTGGCAATGACCTTCAATTCTGCCCGGGAGATGTCAAAGGCCAGTTTTTCATCTGGCCTGTTCTGAACATCCTCCTGTGACGTATAGGCTTTCACCTCTTCCGGAGTTACCCACGGGCGGGCCGCCATCACTCCTGCCGAAGCGCTTCTCTGGCCTCGGCTGCTTTCCGGTCTGCCGCGACGATTGTGGTGATGATGGCATCCTTCTTGGACGCACCGGCAAGGTCAATGCCGTTCTTATCCGCATAGGCTTTCAGCTCCTTGACGGTCATTTCCTCAAGGTCTGCGATCAGCCTTTCCTCTGCGGTCGGTCCTTCATCCTCCATCGGGAAAGGAAGTTCCTCATCCCCTTCAGCTTCCGGATCCTCGGTCACTGCCTGCGCCGCATCATCCATGGCGGCAAAAAAGCCTGTCCGAATATAATGTGCCGCATCAGCGTCAGACACATTCACGACAGGCCATTCCTTCTTGACGGTTATTGTCCCGTCCGAAAATGAACGGGACTTAATCAGTTTTATTAATGCCATGCCGTACCTCCATCATTCGATCAGCTCAGGTTCGTGATGATGCCGGTCGCATCCAGCTCCTCAATGATCGGATCGTAGTCCAGGTGGACAACGTAGAACCTCTTGTCCATCATGATGGCCTTTTCGCCCTCGGTGGTCTTCCGAATGATCACATTGTAAGAGTTTACAACGATCAGGTTCTTCGGATCCGTGAGGAGGATAATATCATCGGACAGGCTCGGGCACTCAACAACCGGGATCTTGACCGGAGAGGTATACACGTTATCCGGTACGGCTCCACCCTGGTTGATGATCTTGTTCATCAGGAACAGTTCCCACTCCTGCGCACGTCTCGGAGACATCAGCCAACGGAGTCTGCCGTTATTGTACTTATTCGGGATCTGAGCAACTGCATTGTAAAACAGGTCAAGGCTCATAGCTCCGCCATAAGCGGAACCGGACGCATCCAGTACATGACCGCCATTCTTGATCTGCTTCAGCCATCCCGTGTTGATCTTCAGGAAATTAATGTCGGTGTCGGTTCCAACAAGGACCACATCGGCAGAATTCCATGCACCTGCGGCATGAGCAGCAATGAACTTATACAGCCCGCCATTGTAGGTCGCATAATCCCCTACGGCATATGCTGTGGACGCATCAAACGCCGCTGCGCCTGCACTGCTCTCATCACCGTTCAGGTACAGATCCTCAAGATCCACGCCAAGCTGAGATGTCATCAGGTTCGTGATGATCGTCTCAAGGTTCTGACCCTCAATATTCTGGCGAAGGGTTTCCTCCGTGATTTCCCAGGGCAGCCTGATCGGCGTTGTCTGGAAACTGATGGAGGAGGTGTTTACGCCGGCACGGTATCCGTCGTCGGTATTCTCCACCTTGGAGCGCACGATTCTGGATGCGATACCGATCTTATCGATCTCGCCGCTTCTTTCCACCCTCATTTCGTGACGGACGAGAGGGGAAAGGTTGGTCGCCTCAAACGTCTGCTGAATGAACTGCCTCGACTGATACGGGGCAAGAATACCGGCATGGCCGTTACCGGAAAAATCGCCGGTGTTGATCGCTGCTCTCTGAATGAGCTCTCTATTGCTGGTAGGCATATTCTTTTGTCCTCCTTATCTCTTCGTGAATGGTTTACAGGATCCCGTGCAGGTAATGCACTTCGTCGTTCTTCTCGACTCCACCCTCGTTGCCATTCAGGTTGGTCGGAAGTCCTGTGCTCTTCAGGACAGGCTCCATCGCTTTTGCAACAGCCTCCTGAATTGCCGCATTGATTTCCTCTGCAGTATTGAGCTGCTTCTCTACGGGCTGAGTAGCTTTCTGAACAGCCTCCTCCACCATCTTCTGGATAGACTCTGCTGTAATACCCTCTGTCGCCCCGTTACCGCCCTGTGCAGCCTTTTCAACTGCTCCATTGGGATTTCCTTCACCCTGTGCGCCAGGGGCTGTCTGTGCGCCGTTCTGGGTGGTCATAGCTTTCGTGATCGCCTCATTGACGATGCTCTCAACTTCTGCTTTGGTCACGTCTTCGTCCTCCGTTTCTTCAAAATTCGACAAGAAACCTCCCAGACTCTCATGGATGTTCCGGAGGGTTTCCAGGTTCTTAGTGCTGATTGCTTTCCCGGCTTTCTCAACCGGTTCAGCATTCATGGCCTTGGCGATGGCTCCCTTCACTCCGAGAAGTTCATGGGCAATGTCCACAAAATCCTGCAGAGCCTCATTGATGATAGACTCATCGGTCTGCGGCTCCCATCTGCCTGTTTCATTGTTGTAGCTATCAAACAGGTAGCCGGACAGCGTATAAAAAGCAGTCCTGAAATTCTCCTCCCGGATCCTCCGGGTGAACTGATCTCTGACCGCTCCTTTTTCTACGGCGTCCATACCAAACAGGGATGCAAGCTGCTTCAGGATCCCTTTGCCACGGGTGGACTTCTCCAAACCCGCATCTGTCTCCGGAAGTTCTACATCCTCTGTCGAATAAACGCCCGTGCCGCCCATGCTGAAACCTGTGAGATCGCCTTTTTCAATGGCATCAAAAATGTCCTGATCCTCAATCTCCATGGTCATGACCCATGTACCCTTGCGGATTGTTGCGCCGCCGATCTCCTCATCGCATTTCGCAACGTAGCTTTCAACCACGTGCGCACCTTCCAACGGTTCAAAACTGTGCTGAAGGTCTACGCTCCCCTGGTTCTTCATAAACCAGTGCGCCGCCTTCTCGATCTCCGCTTCGGTCATGTAATTGCCCTGGGTGTCCTCCACCATAGGCTCGTACACAACGCCGGTGACCTGATGGGTTTCTCCATCCGCTTTCAGGATGCGCCCATTGGTCTGGAAATCAGCTTTGCCATTTTCGGACTTCGTGATGAGGAAGTTCTTCTTGTTGGCTGCCTTGTCCACAAGTGAAACGAACAGGATCTTCGCATCATTGATGGCATATGCTTTCGCAATATTAGGCATCGTACTCACTCCTTTCGTTGTATTTTCCTGTGGATATATCTGCGCACATCAGCACGGGGCACGTGCGCCATTGGTATGCGGTTCTCGCCTCATACTCTCACCCCTCCCTGATATTTGGGCATAACAAAAGGCACCCTCGCCAGGTGCCCTGATCGTCACGCTATGTAATTGTTACGGCTGCAATCCCGCATCGGTGATTTTCTTTTGCAGCTTCTCCAGAAATCTCCACATTCGGTTGTCTGTCCATTTCCCGTACAGATCTTCAAAGACTCCGGAAATGGTTGCCAGCTCTTCCGGTTTCATCTTTCCCAGATACTTCTCTACGCCCTTCCGGTCATCTCCTACAGCCTCCATAAACGGAGCGGCGAACTGCTCCGGATAATTCCAACACCAGTCCGGATGCTCTTTGAGCCACTTTGTCAGGCTCTTTATCTTCTCTGTATCAATCATCGTCCAGGCCTCCAATCAATCTTTGAAGCGTATCCGGGAATATCGTCTGCGGATCCCTGTCTGCTCCGGTAATCACTCCAACGGTCACGCCTTCATAATTTCCAAAAAGCATATAGCAGTCAAACGACCCATCAGGTTTCCGGATCTCCTGCATGGTTCCGTACTTATTCGCCACCGCCGTGCCTGCATCCCGGATCTTTTTATCGTCCCATGTCTCAGGAAACCATGACATGCCGGAGCCTCCAAGCCTCTTTTCTGGTGCTTCAGCGCCGGCGTATCCTCCAATCGAAACCCCATTCGGATATGTCTTTTTTATCTCGTAGGCGATCCCCTTGCTTTTCAGCGTGTCTATCGTTCCGTGCGCATGCCCGCCTCTTCTCATGTTCCCGCCATTGGCACCGCCCTCCGGCTTCTTGGGATTTTTAAGGTTCGACCAGTCACCTTTTACGGAATGTTCCAGTGTTTTATCGCCTACTGTAAAAATACCATCAGCACGCAGTTCTGGCAACCCTTTTAGGATCCTCGGCCCCTGTTCCGGGTAGGTGTACATCGCCTTGAGCTGATCATCGGTCGTAATCACTCCACTGTCTATCAGGGACTTGTACGGCTGTCCCTTGCTCTTTCCCCCGAAATATCTCAACTGCTGTTCTTCGGTCATGCTCTTATACATATCAACCGTATCGTGCTCGTGTTCCTTCTGCCACTCTGCGTCTGCCTCCTCCAAAGCCTGTCTGCGCAGTTCTGCCCGCTCGTCCTCGCTCATCCCCAGTACATCCTTGTCCACAACCTCAGACATGGTGCAATGGCAGTTAATAGACTCCCCTGCCGGCAGATTGGAATCTCTGGGATACATCGGATAGAATGTTCCATTCGGCCCTGAAAGCGTAAACGGATCCCTCTTGAAAACCTCTTGCCCATTCATGGCAATGTGATTTTCTCTGGGATCTGCCGCCTGCCAGGTATACACCCACCGTTTCTTGTAACATGACGGATTCTGTATGAAACTGTCCTGCTGTCCGATGCTCTCCATCCGAAGGACCTCTGTCAGGGCAAGCCTTCTGGCTTTCCATTCGGTATCACGCACGCCGCTCTCGAACAGGATCTTTGTCACGCCCTCCACATCTTCACCGGCACTGACCGCCTCGTGAATGGTCTGAAGGATTTTCGGCTCCACCCACTTTGTTGTCGTCCCAGCAAGGAAACGGCTCCACTCCGTAATCGTGTTCTGCGTCTGCTGCGCAATGCGGTGGTCAGTAAAATCCAGACCCGGATCCTGTGCCACAAGGTAGCTGAACGTGAACTGCCGGACCATCTTATCGAACTCATTCCGGAAAATCCTCTGCAGATCATCCTGCAATTCCTTTATGGACTCATACTCCGGAATGGTCATGTGTGCAAATTCTTTCAGCCCTTCCTCGGTGCTGATCATCTCTATGACCTCATCAAAATGATGCTGCGTCAAATCAACGACAGCATCCTCGATTCGGCCAACGGCCTGAACAGCGGCGGCAGCTTCGACAAAACCTTCTTCAGCAAGCGTCTTTTCCAGATCTTCGTCAGCCTTGGCAAGATACCGGTCTATCGCCTTCATCAGAGGATTGATGTCAAGCTTCATTCGCCGCCCCTCCCTGTTTCTGCATCTCGCCCAACAGCTTCCGGACGGACTTCATAACAGCCACAATCTCCTCCGGCTCCCCCTTGGCCTGTGACTTCTCAATCTGTCCTGTTATCTGCGTCATGAGATTGCCCATCGCCGCATCGAGCGTCTGCTGATTCTTGGAAATGGCAATCGGTGTGTTGCCCCATTCCTCCTGGAACTCCTCACAGCTTTCGCCCAACAGGTTGTAAAGAACCTCTCTGGCGTCATTCGGTGTCAGGCCTCCGGCATTATTCACCACAGACATGATCTTGTATAGATCATCCGGATTGGTAACGTCAGGCTCCTTGAAATATACCTCCACATACCGGAACCGGTAACTGTTCAGCAAGCGGTTATTGATCGCCCATGCAAGGGACTTCCGCTCAGGCTGAAATACCTGCTCTTCGGTCACCTCCTGCGCCGTCTGTGCGGTCGCACGGTTGAAATCGGTGGTATACCCCACATACAGGTCGGGCAACTGGAACGAGGACTGCACACGCCTGCGGTTATTGTCCAGGTAATCCTGAAACAGCTCATCTTTCTGAAGGATCGACGCAATGTCCTTCACCTCGATTTCGGGCTTGTCCTGAGTATCAAAATCGGTTCTCTGTTCTGCGTTCTCAGCCTCCAAAACAATGAAAGCGTGCTGCCCATTCTCGCCTTTGATGTCCTCCATATACTGTGTCAGCTTCTCAAACGAATCGTCCGTGAGCGTTCCACCCTTAACCAAAATCATGAGCGGTGTATGCCGCCCATTGATGAAATAGTTGTTGTTCAGGTTTTCTGCTCTCCGGCTGCCATCTACGCCAAGGATCTGGCCGATCCATCTGACCTCGCCATACGGTTTTGTTCCGATAGCGAACTCCATAATCTCGTTCGCCTGATACTGCAGTTCCAGGCCGTTCTCGGCATATTTTCCTGTCCGGTTGTCCATCACCCTCGGATCGCCAAACTCTTTGAAATATACCGTCTTGCCGCCTATCTGCTGACGGTATTTCCGGAACTTCTTTCGCCTCTGGATTTCCTCACCGTTATGGAAGTAGGAATAATTGACATACGGTTCCAGCGGATCCGTCTTGACCATGCTCGGGATGTCCTGGACGAACTCAATCTGCACAACCTCCCCGGCAAGGTTCCGGATAACCTCAATATACGAGATGCCGAATGTCTCTCGTGCCTCAATCACGTCCTCGAACACCTCCTTGGTGTCCTGCTCCACATTCAGCAATTCGATGATCTCCTCTGCCCTCGTATACTCTGCGGCCATCTCTGGCGTTTCGTCCTGATCCACACTGTACCGCACTCCAATACCGAAACCGGCGATGTTGTTCTTATATGCCCGGATGCACTGTGGGAGGATGGAACTCTCCGTGACCATCCTTTCGTAGCCCTCCATCCGAACCGGCGGCTGTATCCAATCACTGGCGTTGAAAACATCGTCCCTGGTAATCTGCGTACTGGTGTCTGATTTTTTTACCGGATCCTGTATGGGCTGATTTCTTGCCTTCACGATCCTCGCCTGCACCCTGGCAGGTTTTTTCTGCTTGCTCATGTCTTCCTGCTACCTCTCTTTCGTTTCTTCCGGACAACCGGCAGGCATATCAGCAAAACGCAATCTGCTTCATCAGGTGACGGAACGCCCCTGGCTTTCATCACCTTTTTGCTCTCGACTCTCAATTTGCCGTTATCCTGCATCGCATATTTCCTCCCGGAAAGTTGCGCAATCAGGTTGTCATCTTCCGGAAGAATAATCTCCACCGGTTTACGGTTCCCCTCCTCGTCATATGGCTGCAACAGGTTCTTGACGACAGACATCATATACGTGGTGCTGTCATCGTAGAACTTGTGGCGGATCTTCTGACCAAAATGCACCGGGAAAATATCTATGAAATCGAACCTCCCCGGATTGAGCCGTTTCAGCTGCTTCAGGCGGTCCACAACTCCACCGCCTACGCCGGAATCGTCAACCTTTACTGGGATTGTCTCGTCGGGCTTGTATTTCTGTTCAAGCATCATGGCCAGTTCCATAATGTCGTCTGCGGTTTTCATAGTGTCCTGTCCTCTGCGCTTCTTCCAGAACTCCACCTTCTCGTCTACCCGGTATCCGATCACAGTCTTGTCATCTCCAAACCGGGCAACGTCACAGCCAATGCTGATCATCAGCGGATTTGGTGTCGGGTGATATTCCGTCTCTATGGACTTCATTACGAGCGGCATCGGGATGAATACGTCATCCTCCGCAAGCGGGAACTCGCCGGCCACACGGACTCGGAATACGTCGCTGTCCTCACCATACATGTTGATGATCATGTCCACATAATCCTGATCGACCCTCGAACTGTTCCGGCCATCAATATGGAACGTCTTGTAGCTCGCCCTGTTCTTGTGGTGGCTCTCATAGAAAAAGCCCGACAGCTGAGTCGGGTTTCCACACATGAGCAGCCTCGCTCCATTCGTCGAAAGGGAACCAAGGACAGGCTCGAATATCTTATCGTCCACGCCGGAAGCCTCATCAATGATGTACAGGACATTCTCGGCATGGAACCCCTGAAGGGCATCTGGTTTTGATGCGGTTCGTGCTACGGCGAACCATTCCTCCGGATACCCCCTCATGTACAGCTTTTCCTTTGTCCAGATCAGATCCCTTTCCAGTGCAGGATTGTTCCTCCTCCACTTGGATATTTCGGCCCACAGGATGTCAAAAAGCTGATGCTGTGTCGGGGCAGTGCATGGGATCTTGGGAAAATCCCTCGTTGTCATGAACCAAATCACAGCCCACGCCTCCACCGCACTCTTGCCTATGCCGTGACCGCTACGGACTGATGTCATCTGATTATTGACCAGGCTTCGCAGGATCTTCGATTGCTCCTGATCCGGATTGACCTTGATAATGTCCTGCACATATTCCACCGGATGAGAGGCATAATACCGGATCGCCTTTTCTGGCAGCCCTAACATCCCGTCACCCCTTCATGTATATGAATGCGTCCACGATACAGAGAATTGCCATCCAGAAACACAGGCAACACTCAATTTTCTGGTACCAGTCCGTATTTCCAAAGACGAGCAAAACACCATGGACGCCGAAGAGCATCATCCATATGACTGCCATCACGAAATGAAAAAAGGTCTTGCTCATTCCTCTGCCTCGCTTTCCATTCTCTTCTGGTAAGCAGAGATAATCGTATCGGCCAGAGTGTCCTCTCCCTGGCTTTTCTCCATCTCTGCGAGTTTCTGTTCCTTCTGGAATTTGAACTCCGCTTTCCTCTGCCGCAGTTCTGCCTCCCGCATCTTCACGTTTGGATTGCCTCCTGCGGTATCTCTAAGGAATGTCGCTGCATTCACATTCCCATTGGCGGCTTGCAACAGCATCGCTGCCAATACTGCCGTCTGATAGTCTGCATCCTCCTCCGGTATTCCAAGGGAGTCCATAACCGCCCGCATGGTTGACTGTTTTTTCGTAACAGGCATATCCAGGAGGAGTTTTGCGGCCTCTCGCATGTCCCTTTTTCGCCTCCGGGCCTCCCCGGACTTCTTGCCACCCTCTGACTGGATTTTTCTTTCTTCACTCTTTGTTCGGGATCCGTCTCCGAGCGGCCTAAGGTTCTGCTCATTTGCCACGCTGCCACCTCCTCGCCACGGCTAAGATGACTGCTTAGATAAAGCAATCATCTTTCCGTTTCTGGTGCAGCTGACTCACGAACATATTCGGTGCGGTCATCCGGCACGGTATGTCGCACATTCTCATTTCCGTACCGGCCTTTTCCTTTTTCTCCAGAATATCCTCATCCATGATATGGCCAACGATCTGGTAAGGCTTGTGACAGCAGTACATCACCTCGCCCAGTTCATTTACGGCAATCTGCGCCCACTGTGCAAGGCAGCTCTCCTCCTGGCGGTCCAGCATATCCCACTTGAAGTTCCGGACGACCCTTTTATCGAAGTCCCTCATGTCGTCTATGGCATCAAGCACCCGCCCAAGGCCGTCTGCCTCCGTAGTAGCCGCTATATGCTTTATGTCCTTGTAATACTTCCCCCCAGTGCTTTCAACCGGTCTGAAGGCGATATAGTCCACATCAAGGTCGGCGTTCGCTTCGTAGAATTTGTAGACATCCTCCGCCCGCATCGCCACCATCTGTATGCCAAGGGTTGTCTTCGGGCTGTTTTCCCTCCTCCACTTCGCATACGTCTCTATATTCCCCCGGACCCTCTCATACTTCCGAACGCCCCTGCTCCGCTCATAGCTGTCTTCGTCATACCCATCAAGAGAGACCTTCAGATAATCCGGTTTGATGAATTTCAGGACATTGAAGTTCGTATTTATCCCCCAATGGATCCCGTTGTTGGTGAGCCAGTCCGTGATTTCCCTGAACTCCGGATTGAGCGAAGGTTCCCCTCCGCCTGTCAGGATGAAGCCCTGGACGCCCAGATCGATCATCCTCTCTGCATACTTCCGGAAATCCTCAAACGCCATATATCTGGCATCCGGTTCATGCCCCCATCTGTTATATGTGCAATACGGGCAACGATTATTACAGAAATTCGTCAGGAAAATGTCTGCCGTAATCGGCCTGTGGTCGCCCATAATCCTGTCAACGTGTGACATCATCTTATGTCTCGATATGTTTGGCATCGCCAGCCCCTCCTTTCCTCCATTTTTCGTTCAGGATCTTCGGAGCGCACCGCTCCCAGTCCACCCTGTGATGTATCCGACTGTGCTTCGTATGCATGACCTGAACCTTCACGCATGACGGCATACTCATTACGGCATAAAACGACTTCAGGTACGTGCCAGTCTCCAAATAGGAGTCTGACATACCGCCTTTTAGGGATTGGGATGGCAGCTGGATGACGCACGTCTTTGTCGGACTAAAAAAGAGCAGCCCCCGACTGCTCAGTGTCGTATACGTGACCACATCCTCGTTCATCGTTCCCCGATATTCTATCGGCCTGTCCGCCCTGCAAAAGAAACTGTTCATCGCCTTCCGCAGCAATCCCTTTGCAAAATTGCCCCCGTCCAGTCCTCCAACGAAATCCCCTCCCTGGCAGAACGCCACCGTTATGGCTCCGCTCTCGTCCAGGAATCTGATCATGTCATTGAACAGGCGGTCATATTGCAGGCAGATCTTTGCCTTCAGCTTCTCCTCGCCCTCATACCGGAGATCGATTTCCCTGTAATCGTCATCCAACATCAGAAAATAGGTCAGCCCCAGTTCCTTTGCGATGCGGAAGCTCTCGTTCCTGGCGTATATAATCGCCCGATGCTCATTGAAATTGTCCATCGTGTCTGCCCGGTCGTATGCCGCCTGCTTATCAAACACGATGACATTCTCTTTCCCATACCTCCTCCGGTACTCATCCTCCTGCTCGTCCTCATCGTCAATGATGAAATAGGTTTTCCCGGTATATCCTCCGCGCTTCAGGGCATGGGCCGTCACCACATTATCTGCCCTGCCGTGCGTCAATATAAAAACAGCGAAGTCATCCCTCATCGCCGCCCTCCATCATGTCCAGAATATCAGCATTCAGGGTAGCATACCCATTCGCAATGGCATCATTCACGTCGATGATCACGAGTGCGCTCTTTTCCATCAGAGCCTGCATCTCCTCATCCGCATGGGCGTAATACTCCGCAATATTCCGGTAATTGAAAACGTTATGCCGGAATGCCGCATACTTCAGGAACTCTTTTTCCTCATCCGTCACCCCGGACGCCTCAATCTCCTCGATCAGCTCCCTGGCTTTTTCTGCGTCCAACATCTCAGCAATGGTCGGGCACTCGCCGGTGATTTCGTACTGCGGTATCATCGTTTTCATGGTATATTTGCCATCGTCCAGATCTCCGCCCAGTTCAGTGTCGCCCTTCTCAAAACCGAACTTCGTCATATCGATATGGATAATGCCCTGAATTTCTTTCCCCAGAATATCCGGATCCCAGGATGACAGCTCTGCCGTCTTATTATGTGCGAGTGCGTATGCCCTGCGCTCCTCATCACTCATATGGTCAAGATGTATAATCGGGATTTTCTCGATGCCCATCTCCTTGCAGACCATCCATCTGCCATGCCCCTCGACAATCACATTGTCCTTGCTCCACACTCCGATAGGATCATTCATTCCGAACCGCTCTATGCTTTCCCGGATCCCCGAAAGATCCTCCTCTTCGTGGTGCCTGGCGTTATTCTCATACGGCAGTATATCGTCAACGCCCACATACTCGATATACAGCTGCTCCATTTCCTTCATGTGTTGTCCTCCTCACTCATTCCCAAACAAAAAGCACCCCTCTCGGAGTGCCTTTCAGCCATAATCAGTATGGCTCTCTCGTATGTCTGCCGTGCGTCCAATCTTAAAGGGCACCCAGACCCCTTTCGGGATCTGGGCTGAATGAGTAGATCGGCACAACACAGCCGTGGCGCAGGATCATAACAGGGGCATATTCTGTCACAACCCTACGCCACTTAGCATATTAGCATCTATGGGACGATTTGAAAACGAGGAAAAAACGAATTTCTTTTGCCGTTCCCTTTTATCCCTCAAAACCGCTGAATAATGCTTCTATTCCGAAAAGAAGTACCTTCATATCCTCCCTGGCCCTTTTCGCATCCTCCTGGATGACCCGTGTGTCCAGAGAAAACTCTTCGGCAATCTCTTTTGTGCTCATCTTCTTATCACGCAGATACAGCCGCTCCAGGACCTGCCACCGCCTCTGTATGGTCGGACTTGCGGATCCCTCACAATCTATCCGGTAGACCTCCAGCATCTTATCGACATGGTTCATGATGATCGTCATTGTCGCCACGCCCTTCGCTATCGTATAGCTTCTCTGGTCGTCCACCCTCAATCCGAAAACCTCCACCATCTGGATGGAGTATTCAGGATAATTGTCCTCGATCACATCTTCAAGCCTGCTCTCGGCTTTTTCCAGATATGATTTCAGCTTCCGGTAATTCTCCAGAAGCACCTTCGTATTGTGCAGCAGCCCGGACTGCCGTTTCCTCTTTCCGGCCTCCTCGCCACTGATATACTTCGCAACCCCTTTATCGACAGCATCCTCACATAGTGCTCTCAGCTCATCCTCTGTGAGGCGTACCGTCTTGTTCGTTTTTCCCATCAAAGCACCTCCCGCAGATTGTCTTTTTTCTCTCCTCCTGTCATAATGGAGGATGGTGAATTTGAGAAAGGTCATGTCCTCTGCGGCAGGGCTTTTCTTTTTTTGTTCCCGACATTTATGTCGGTATCATCCAATCAGCACGGTTCGTCATATCCGGGATCGTCATAAAAATAATCGTCGCCGCAGGCTTCAGTATCGCCCTCTGCTCCGTTTTCATCAGGAACGTCTATAGTTTCCTCGTTTGCGACATCGACCGCCTCTGTGCCGCCGTCTGCGTCCTCTGCGGCGTCATCTTCACTGGCCGTGCTCTTTTCCTCAATCTGCAGGAACGTCCTGCCCTCAATTCCTTCCTGCACATCAACCACGTTTTCGTCCTCCGGCTGCTCCATATCGAATATGCTCATCTGGCCATCAACGGAAACATATTTCAGGACATACCGTTTCAGCTCCTCGTCATAAACCAGAGCCATGCCGGTGTCTTTGGAACCGTCCAGGGCATCCTTTACCGGAACCTGTGTGGCTATCTTATGCTTGATAATAGGCATATTCACCTGCCGGGATCCGCCCTCCGCATTCTGATCCGGAATCCATTCTGTCCGGATCCCTATGTTCAGTTTCAGGTCGATCATGCCCTCATCCGAATTGTTGTCCTCCATCTTCTTGAACAGCTTCTGTAACAGCACGTCAAAACTGTCCCGGATCTCCTGGAACATCTCACTGCCCAGTTTCAGCTCCTCATAATTCTGTATCTGCATCTGCTCATTCCTCCTGTTATTTTTCAGACCTCTCCGATCTGTATGATCCTGACCTCCACCCTCGGATCGTCAGAATAAAACTTCCTGCACTGGCAATCTACGATCTGAGTATCATCCCGGTACGCAATCTGGTTCAGGCTGTCGGCAATGATCTTGACCACATTGTCCATGTCCGGCTTTTTTGTCGGGCGTAACATCCCTTCGAGCATCAATCCCCGTTTCTTCTTGGACACGCTCTTCGGAATGCCATAAAACGCCTGGATCCTCATATCGAGCTGTGCTCCATCCGGGAACTTGAAGTCTTTCACCTGATAACCGTATTCCAGTCTTACCAGATTTTCATACGCCACAGTGTCCTTCGGTGTATACGCCTTTGAAAATCCTCCACGGTTTACAACCCTCGGCCTGCCTTTTCCTTTAGGCTCGCCAGGGATTGTGAATTTGATCTGCTTCATGTTCTCACCTTCTCATATTGCTGCCGGAACTGAGCTGACTTCAAACAACGGACTGCTCCGGTTTTCTCCAGGATGATATAATCTCCTGTTTTGGCCTGTAACCTTCCTGCCGGTGTCTTGATCGTACATCCGTACACCCGAATAGCCCCGTCCTCTATGATCCTGTCAATGTAGATTGTCTCGTCCTTTACCATCTGGCCAAACCATGCCGGCGCATTCATCTCCACGTCCGCATCAAACCGGAATGCTTCGACCAGATCCGGTTTCGTCCTGTATTTCACATTGGCCCCCTACTTCGAGGTGTCAGCATTCCCCTCCAACAGTTTTGCGTGAACGTAATAGTCCAGTACCTTCCCGGTCGGTGTCCGCTGCCTCTTGTGCTGCCCTACATCGTAACCATTCTTCGCCAGGATCCCGATTACGGTCAGCCGGTCCTCCATACTGTATATCCGCATATCGAAATCATACGGTTTCGGCATCGGCTTCGGTTTCTCCTCTGCCGCTTTGATATTCGGTTCAAGCAGTGAGAACATCGGAACCCCCAACCGGAACGCCACATTCTCCAGTTGGCTGACCCTTATATCTGTCCTGCCCTTTTCCCATTCCCTGTACTGGCTACCGCTCAACATGAGGCGCATTGCCATTTCCCTCTGTGTCAGCCCCATATGCTCCCGGATCTTTTTCAGGTTCTCCCCGAATATCTCTCTTGCCCTTTTATCTGTGTCTGCCATTTGCTTTGCCCTCCATCTACTCAAACAACCGCTTCATGGCCTCCTGCCGCTCCGCTGCCTGTCGGACTCGGAACGATGGACCATTTACCTCGACCGGGTAGCAAACCTCAAAGATGCGGTCATAGATGCGCTTATACCGGATGTCCTGTGTTTCCATCATCTCCCCGACCTTCAGGTTGGTTGTCAAGATCATAGGCTTGTTCACCCTTACCCTGCTGTCGATGACGTTGTAGACCTTCTCCAGTGCGTAATCCGTATCCCGTTCTGCCCCCAGATCATCTATGATCAAAAGCCTTGCCGCATCCAGTGTGGCGAGATAACTGCTCTCGTCCCTCTTTTCCGTCTGGATGTCCTGCAAGATCTTCACAAAGGAAGTCATGATGACGGAGATTTCCTTCTCCATCAGCGCATTCGCAATACAGGCTGCCGTGTGGCTTTTCCCGGTTCCGACCGGACCATAAAACAAAAGCCCCTGGTTTTTCTCCTCCATCTGCCTGAAATTCTCCACATATTTCTGGGAGATCTTGAATGCCCTTGCGTTCTCTTTCCTGACCTCATAATTTCCAAAGGTCACGGTCCTGAACTTCCCCGGCATCATGGAGGCCGCCCTCATCCGGTCGATCCTTCTCATTTGCTCCTCATATTCCTGATGCGCTCTTTCCTGCTCCTGTTTCTTTACTTCACACCGGCACATCACCCAGACAGTATGTTCCTGTTTCCCTCCAATCGGGAGCCGGATCTTTTTCTGCCTGGGCGTGTGGCAGGTTCCGCAATACAGGAGGCCGTTCTGCATATAATCTCCGTCTCGTTCCTGCTTCAATTCTTCGTTTGCCTCTATCGGCAGGAATTGTGTTACGTCCATCTGCTATGCCCTCACATGTAATCACGGAAATTGACCTCGCCATAACCATCCGTTCCTGTACTTTCAGGGTTTCCATTCTTCGGCAGATACTCCTCAAAGGCTCCGCTCACTCCCAGAAATGTCTTTCCGTGCTTGATATATTCCTGCGGTGTCCGTTTCCTCTCACATTCAGCCCTGTATGCCCTTGCTGCTGCTTCCAGTTCCTCCGGCGAATATCCATCCTTTACCCTGGCTGCATACTGCCGGTAGCACGCCTTTTTATCTGCTGTTCTCGGATATATCTCCCAGAAGCGTTTGAACCCCTCCGGATATTCGGTTTTGGTGGGTTTCTTTTCTTCCTTCTCGGTTTCTTTCGCTTTTTCCGAAAACCCAGAAAAACCGTTCGGTTTTTTTGGGTTTTCTTCGGTTTCTCTCGGTTCCTCTTTTTCGGCAGGAACCTCCTCAATTTTCTTCGGAGGTCTGCCGCCTTTGGAACCGTTCGCCTTATTTGTCTCGCACTTCCTGTCATACGCTATGCGGTCACGGTCAAGCTGTGCCTCAATAAAGGAGAATGCCATCCCTGCCGCTCCATCCAGTTCGGGAAAATCCTCGAAATTCACGTATGCGAGTATGGCCTTGATCACCTTCCCGGCGTCCTCATCGGTCATCTGGTCGAAGTGCTTCTTGTAATCGTTGTACAGCTTGAAGCTTTTCTTCTCCTCCGACTTCTTTCCCAAGTCCGCACCCTCTTCCGTTAAATTTCAGCCACCAGATCCTGTATTCCTATCGGGTGCTTCAGGACTTTCGTTTCCCTGCAGTAATCGCAGCACTCGCACCTGTCCGGCTGAACCTTCCCACTTTTCACATCGTGCACCCTCTTGGCATTTGCCATGACAACGTTCAGTGCCTCATTCAAGTACAGGTTGTTTACATGGATGACCTCAATATTCGGTGTCGTCTCCTTGGAAATGCCTGCGATATAGAACGGCAGCTTCTGGCCTGTGTTCTGCCTCACGATCTCCTGATATACCGCTCCCTGGATGTCGTACCCCCAGTACCTCACAAAATCCAGATACCCGATGTCTCTCACCCATTTCAGCTTCGTGATAGACTCCATGACCTTCAGATCCACAATGGCCTTGCCCTCGATATAGGAGTCGATCTTCACTTTCCACGGGATCCCGGCAATCTCACCGGTCATGATGACCTGCTTTTCTCCGGACATATATTTCATGAACAGGTCGTCCCTCTGTGCCCTTCCAATCAGCCTGTCGGCCATCTTGTACTCGGCTTTCAGATCCCCATCTCTCTTGAAGATCTCCGGATGCTCATCCTTAAAACTGTCGACGGTTCCCTCAAACCACCTGTCCACATAAGAGCCGACCATCATTGCTGTACTGGGAGGAGGTGTCCACTCCCCCCGCAGTTCTGCCATCGCCCTTGCCTCGCATGCCATATGGCCATACGTCCCGCAGAAGGACTTGAACTGGCTGACCGACATGTACTCCATATTGGCGGCCTGGCTGTAATAATTCTCATCTGTCAGAATCATCTCTGTACCTCGCATTTCGTGCCAATATACCGTGCATAATCGAGAGCCTTCTGGATCTGCTCTGCGGTTCCGACCATCTTCACCATGCAGGTGTAGATCTTCGGCTGTTCTTCCTGTACTTCTTCAGGTTCGGGCTGAACCACCGTAACCGCCCGCTGCTCCGTTTTTTCCTCCTCGGCCTTGTTCTCCTCCACTTCCTTTTTCGGAGGCTCCTGTGCCGCTTTCTGGGCTTCCTGTGCACGGCGTTCTGCTTCTTCGGCCGCCCGCTGCTCCTGTTCCTTCCGGATCCTCTCCTGTTCCTGTCTCTGACGTTCCCTCTCGATCAGCATTTCCTTCTGCTTCTGGAGTTCGTTTGCCTTCATCATGGCCCCTGTCAGGTTCAGATCCACCTTATAAACAGCAATGACCTGTTCCCTGAAATCCTCATCCACATCCGACAACAGTCTCAGGGCGTCCTGTGTCTCGGTCAAAGCCGCCTGAATAGCCTCTTTCCAGACCTTATCTGCAGTTCCCGCATTTTCCCATCTGGTGTCGTAGACCTTACATTCCAGGCGTTTTTTTACATCCCCAGGAAGGTCTGCGAACGTCTCCTCCATAAACTGCATGATCCGTTCTTTCTTCGCAGCTTTCCTTCTGGACTCATAATCGTCCACCTTCTCGGCAATCAGTCTGATCGGTTCTCCGATTAAGGCTTTCAGCTCCTTCGCCTGCTCCTCGATCACCTGATACGGCTCCAGGCACTTGTTCTTGATCTCGATCCTCCGTGCATCCACGGCCTTGTCAAGTTTCCGGAGCGTCGCCACATCCTTTTTCGCCTCCCCGATTGTTTCATCGGTATAGACAATGGCCTTGTACTGATCCATCTGGACTGCCAGTTCGCGCTTCAGCTCCTCAAAATTCCAATGGATTGTGCCTGGTGTCTGCTGTACTGTTACCTGCAACTCATTCATGTTATGCCCTCCTCTTTTCTCTTACCTGAACGGCAGCCCGTCCGGATCCTCATCCGGAATTGCGAAATCGTCCAGTGACCTCTGGCTGTACTGTTCCTCGAATGCGGCATACTCATCCTGCCCGGATCCCTGCGCCCTTGAGACCGGAACGGCCTCTTTCTGCTTCTCCTGCGTAAACGCCGGCATCTGCTGAACCTGTTTCTCCGGGATCTGCTTCTGTTCCTGAGCATCCTGCGCAAACACGTCCACAACCTCTTCGCTCTGCTTCTCAATCATCCCGGACGGCTCGAATGTCGCATCGCCGCCCTCATCGAATGCCCTGATCTGATCGGCATTGGCGAAATCAAAATCCACCAGTTTTGTCAGTCTGCGAAGAACCGTTTTCTTGTACATCTCTCCCGGGCTTTTCTTCCATGCGGGACTGTTCGGCATCTTTGAGTAGTCCTGCCTGGTTTTTTCAATCATGGCCTTGCTCATAGTGTCGTAAATCATGCTGCCATCCTCATACAGGACCACAGCAAACGTCCCGATGATCTGCTCGTCATTGAACGGAAGCGGTTTCCAGGTAACAGACTGCTTGCCGCCCTCGATCTTCTCCTCGAAGAAATCACCTTCCCTGACATTCTTTGCGTAAATATCACGGATTCTGTTCTTGGAATACTTCTTGCAGAGTTTGATCTCGCCCCGGTAATTCGTCTGGAAGTTTGCCGTTCCTCCATACGGGATGATGTAGCATTCCCCGTTGAAGAAATCCAGGTCAAGCAGTGCCCCCTTCATAAAAGCAATCACGATGGAATCCACACTGCATTCAGCCAACCTCTTTGCGCTATCCTTATCGGACAGCATGTCCTGAATGACCGAAACACAGTTCATCGTGAACCGGTCCTTATTAAACCCGGGCGGCAGTGCCTTTGCCCTCTCCGTCAGGGATCCGATCAGCTTATTCCTGATTGCCTCCAAATACTGCTGTTTTGTCATCTGCGCCATTGTTATGCCCTCCTGTTTATTCTCTGTTAATCCATCACTGCCATGGCCAGATCTATCGTGAACCGGCTGAACAGCCTCTCTTTGATCACGTCCGGCAGCAATAACGGAATGTAACCTTCATCATGCCCGGTCAGCTTTGCTTTCCTTCTGGCATACTTCAGTGCGTCCTCGTACTCATTCTCTGGCAGGTTTTCTTCTGTCAGTCCCATCTCTTTCAGGATCTCCACATATCCCACAGTCCGCCCTCCATCAGGAAAATGCAGAATTTTCTCATTGCCAACAGTGCCGGTGTGATCAGCCACTCGCCGCCGATTGCGAAATATCCTCTCCGGTCATACTCCACACCGATCAGCCACGATGTGAGCAGAAATCCCAGGCACAGCACCCACCAGTTGTCCAACAGGAATATGGTTATATTCCGCAGGATCCTCATTCCCTTTGACATCTCTACATCCTCCAATCACTTGTAAAAATCGTGTTTTCCTTCGGTAAAAAGGTACTGCAGGTTCTGGTCATGCCATGTATGCGGATAATCCGTACTGGCGAAATACAATGCCCCCTGGCTTTCATCCCACCCGTGCAGGACCATCTCGTAAGCCTCACGGCATCCCTCATCGGGAACGACATTGTAATATCGGCCATTCTCAACAGGCGTGAACTGTCCCGGCTGAAATACCACATCGGAAATGTCATCAGGAAATCCGTCTGTCCATACCCTGTTCAGGACCACGAGCATGACAAGCGCTTTTCCCTCAACGCTCTCGCCCTCGGCCTCTGCCATGGCAATCTGCATCAGAACGTCCCCTTCATCCCAATCGCGGGATTTGATCAGGCTTTCGGAAACCGGCTCCGCTTTGATTGATGTCTCGGTCTGTTCCTCCATCTCCTCGGCAGAAAAATCAAATCCTGTCGGTGCGGTATACCCGTAGGGAAGGTTTTTGTACTCCTCCGGGATAAACACCTCGGTTTCGGCCTCTCTTGTCTCTACGGTCTCAATAGCCGGCGCTGCATACGTCGTACTTGTAACACTTATGTTCCTCGGCGCACCTATCATTTTTGTCGTACTGGTAATGGCCAGTAATAAGAAACAGGCATCCACCGCATACAGCTTGAACTTCGCATGCCTCAATACCTTTTTACGCACTCTTCGCATCGTTTCCCCCCTTGTATGGCGTGACGAATATTCCCAAATCTACCGGCTGATGGTTTCTGACAGCCTCCATAAGTTCTTCGTCTGTGCTGATCCCGAACTCGTCCTTCATCTTCTGTCTTAACCTCTCGACCAGATCCATCACGTCAGCCCCTCTCTGTGTATTTCTCTGCAAGCATCCTCAGCTCAGAAATCTCCGTTGCAATTTTCTCCATCATCTCCATGATGCTTTCTAAATCTTCCCGGTCGTCCTTCTTGATTTCATCGTCCTCCGCAATCCTCAGCAGGCTTTTCTTCATGCTTCTGATCGCATCGTCATCCAGGCTGTTCAGGATCCTCACCGTTATGCTCTGCAGTCCCTTCACCTCCGTTGACAACGGAAGCATTCTTCCTATCGGACATTCGTTCTTGCAGTACAGATTTCTTAGCTCCGGTGCCCGGTACAGGTCGGCCATCATAACCACCGTATCGACCGGAACATTCTTTGTAACGCCCAACTCGTGATTGGCAAGGGTGGAAGGTGCTATGCCCAACATCTCCGCAGCCTTCTCACGGCTGTTCAGTGCCTCATTGTATTGCGCTGCCTTTTTTCGGCAGGCTTTGTATACGTTCTCCAACTCATTCATACAGCCACGCTCCATGTTCTCCGATCCTCATTCGATTTATAATTAAGGCACAGCCTCAATCTTCATCGTCTTCGGAGTCGGAAATGCCCAGGAAATCAGAAATCTTTTTCCTCGCATTGGGGCTGTCCACCCTGCCATAGAGAATTGACGCTACGTACTGCCTCGTCATTTCAGTACCCTTCGCAACGTCCACGGTGTCTATGCCCTTATCGATCATCGTGTGCATTGCTCTTCTGCCCCACGGCGTCCGAACCTTTGGCATTATTGCTCCTCCTCTCTTTTATTTTTGGAGGTTATGTGGTAAACTGAACTCAATTACGTTTACTTTTCATAACCTTTTGAAACTTACATTGTAACTTTAACTCAATGTATTGAGTCTGTCAACCCTGAAATCGCATTTTATTGAGTTTTCTTTGAGCAAAACTCAATTTATATTCGGAGGTGTCTATGAATTTCTACGAAAATGTACGGGCTGCCTGCTCCAGAAAGGGAACCACACTGACGGAAGTCCTCAAAGCAATCGGGCGTTCCACCGGAGCCACAGGGGCGTGGAAATCCGGCATGCTGCCCAAACTGGACGTTGCCATTCAGCTTGCGGACTATCTGGAAATCTCCCTGGATGAACTTGTTTACGGGCCGGAAGGGATCGAGAAATGGTTCCCGGAGGCTCCTCAATCCGAACTGACCGGCGAACAGCAGGAATGGCTGGACATCCTTTCGCATATTCCGGATGATCGAAAACAGATGTGCAAAGACTTCTTGCGGACCCACATGGTCGTGCCGGAGAAATACGCCTCTGGCAAGATGGCGTAATCACCTTTGAATATTTCAACTGGTATCGGAATAACCACTGAAAAGGAGGCATCCATGAGCGATAAGATCCACATCCTGAAACCCAAACCGGAAATCGATCCGGAGCGTGAGGAAGCGGTTCAGGAACTTCACAGACTCCTCGCCTGCTACCAACTCGCCACATTCGACGACCGGAAGGTTGTCTGGGCAGTGCTCAATAAATACGCCAGCCAAATAAACATTTAGAAAAAGCCCCTCATTCCTGGGGGCTTTCTTCATGGAGAACAAAATGGACAATGATAGAGAAAAGAAAGTGGCAATCTATATCCGTGTCTCGACCACTTATCAGGTGGACAAGGACTCATTGCCCATGCAGAGAAAAGACCTAACAGCATATTCCTCTCTGGTCTTGGGAACAGAAAACTATGAGATTTTTGAGGATGCGGGATATTCCGGGAAGAACACCGACCGGCCATCTTTCCAGACAATGATGAGCCGGATCCGGAAGGGTGAATTTACCCATGTTCTTGTGTGGAAAATAGACAGGATCTCCAGAAACCTTCTCGATTTCGCAGAGATGTTCAAAGAATTGCAGAAACTCCGGGTGACCTTCGTTTCCAAAAACGAGCAGTTTGATACCTCATCCGCAATGGGCGAGGCGATGCTGAAAATCATCCTGGTATTTGCCGAACTGGAAAGGAATATGACTGCGGAACGTGTCACGGCGACCATGATCTCCCGTGCCTCCTCCGGGATCTGGAACGGCGGCAGGATCCCTTACGGCTATAGCTACGACAAGGAAAAGAACGTTTTCTCCATCCGGGAGGATGAGGCTGCCGTCTGTCGTCTCATCAGAGACAATTATCTGAAAACGCAGTCCCTCCTCCAAACGGCCAGGATAATAAACCAGATGGGATACAAAACCCGCTCCGGCGCCGAGTGGTCTGGAACCACTGTCTGGAAAATCTGCGAAAGCCCTTTTTATGCCGGCGTGTACAGGTATAATCGCTGCAAGGTTGACGGTACCTCCCGGATCCTCAAACCAGAGGACGAGTGGGTGCTTGTTGCGGACCATCACCCGGCAATCTTCACTCTGGATGAGCATAACGCTATGACTGCCCTGCGTGACCGCAACGCCCGTTCCCTTCACATGATAGGGAGATCCCATTACGGCGAGCATATCCACCTGTTCAAGGGAATGGTTTACTGCGGGAAGTGTGGCTCCAAAATGAACGCAATCCCTTCCAGAAAACTTGTCAGCGGCATCCGCACAACCTCTTTCCAGTGTCCTGTCCGCAGACGCTCCAAGGACTGCGACAACCCTGCAATCAATGATATGATCCTTGGCGAATTTGTCATCAACTACGTCCTGAATATGCTCAAGGCAAAGACTTCTTTTTCCTCCATCCAGACACCGGAGGAATTGCAGAAACGCCTCCTGCGTGGCTCCACCTTCAATGCCGTTGCTGCTGTCGGTTCTGACGGCCTGAACGACTTTTTCAATCTTCTGGCCAGATATAAGTCCGACAGCTCCTATACGTTGTCATTCGGCAGGCCAAAGAAAAAGCATGCCGAGGTGGATCCCCAGGTTGATACCCTGCGGAAAGAACGGGATAAGCAGGAACGTGCCCTGAAACGGCTCCAAAACCTGTACCTGTACTCCGACAGCTCCATGCCGGAAAAGGATTTCATCATCAAAAAGGAGGAAATCACTTCCCGGATAGACGAAATCAATAAACAGCTCGGCATGGTCGCAGAATCCGGATCCATTACGTTGTCGGATGAGGACTTCGTGAAACAGGCAAGCCATCTGCTTATATCCTCATACCTTCAGAACAAGGAATACATCTATTTCGAGAAACTGGTCTCGGATGTCTCCCCGGAAGTGCTCCAGGAATACCTCGCCACGATTATCGACTCCATCATCGCCCTTGACGGGCGGGTTGCCTCCATCACATTCAAGAACGGACTTACTCATAAATTCGAGTATCAGAAAGTCCGGCCAAATCCCAGGCATATATAACAGAAAAAGGCAGGTTCTCCCTGCCTTTTCTTCTTTCCCAATATCTTACTTTGTAAGAAAACGACGTTATATGATGAGCATGGCATCCCCAACGTTCCCGATGTGTAATCGATTTTCGTCTTTTGACGCTTTCTTTGTAATCATCCACGATATAATATAAGGAAGCGGTTCAGACTTCAGCCGCTCCCTTCTTTCGCTCATCCTGGAACCCAGAAAAAGCGAACGGTTTCTCCAAATACCCCTCGGTTATATCATAAACCGCTCGCTTTTTCAATAATTGTTATATTTCTGTTGCCAGATAATCGCATCTGCCCTTAATTGAACGGCAGTTCCTCATCAATCCCGTCGGGGATATTCATAAACCCATCACTATCAGTCTGGGCGTTTCCTACGGGCTGTGTACCTCCATAACTCGTCTGGCCTCCATCACTCTGGCCCTGTGCGGCTGCCTTGCTCTCTGCGAACTCCTGCTCCTCGATCACAACTTCAGTGGTATAAACCTTCACGCCGTCTTTGTTCGTGTAGCTCCCCGTCTGGATCCTTCCAGATACGCAGATCTTTATCCCCTTGTGGTAATACTTCTCGGCGTGTTCTGCCCCTTTTCCAAATACCACGCAGCTGATAAAATCTGCGCTCTGCTCACCTTCTCTGCTCCTCCTGCGGTCAACCGCCAGTGTATATCTGGCTATGGCCATGGCATTTTCGCCCTGGCTGTATCTGACCTCCGGATCTCTTGTCAGCCGCCCCATTCCGACCCATTTATTCATTCGGTTTCACCTCCACATTGACTTTGGCATCCTTCACGACCCACAGCTTATCTGATGTCATGTGCGCCTTAAGGATCCTTCTCTCGTATTTCCAGTTGCTCTCGCCCTTCTTGCGATGACATCCATATATCGGACCAATCGAATTGAGTGTCATCCCGTGCATGGCCTCTTTCAGAGCCCGTGCTGTTTTCCTTCTGATCCTCCATTCTTTGAAAGTCACTTTATCTTGACCCCCTCTCTCAGGGCGCAGAACGTGCACATGGCAGTTGCTCCCTGGTATTCCACTACAAAATCGACTGCCGGATCTTTCCAACATTTTGCCCCACACTGAGGACATGTTGTCAATTCCCAGTCCTTATGCCCCTGCGGTACATTCCGGAGGAGTGGCATCAGAACCACCCCGCCCCTGTCAGATATCTTCCTCGGTGTAATACTGATCTGCATCCTGTGTGTCCCTCTTTCCATCCTTATAGCCCACGAAATACGACAGCCCTATCATCACCGCATTGGGCGGTACCATTATGAGCAAATATCGCCACATCTTACAACCTCCCGGTGCTTCCTATGCCGCCCCTGTCCTTGTTCCCCAGCTTCTCAACCTCCTCGAATATGATCGACGGCTGATGTTCAATGATCCTGAACTGGCAGATCCTCTCATTCTTCGGGATGACGGTGTCCCTCATCGCATAGGCAAGGAACTGCCACACGTCCCCATCGCCGCAGAACGTCTCATCAATCACGCCCATGCTGTTGACCAGGATGACGCCATACTTCCTGAACGTGCTGCTCCTCGGGAGGCACAGAGCCTCATACCCTTCCGGCAGTTCCATCGAAACCCCTAACGAGAACATTTTGAACTCGCCGGCCTTCAGTTCCACATCCTCAGCAGCCCGTAAGTCGATCCAATCTCCCTGACTGATTTTCTCCACCCGGTCTATGTCTGCGTGATACCGGATCCTGATCTTGACAGTTTCATTCTCCACTGTTATCAATGTTCTTTCCTCCATTCCATATGTTCCCGCCATTCCCTGGCGGTCATGGTTCTTTTGCACATTGCATATCGCCTGTCTGCGGCCAAAGGGCATTCGTGACAATGCACGAACCCCTCCTCATCTCGGGCGCTATACTTCTTGCAGGTTTCCTTTTCCTCTTTTGTCAGCCTCATCCGAAGTCCTCCTGCCATGAACATCCAATACTTTTGCAAGAATATATGCATCAACATCTATATGTCCAACGATGGGGAAATGCTCGGAGTCTCTTAAATCGTGAGTGTAATATTCAGCTCTTCTGATTTCCCATCCACCATGCGCATTATGGACGCACATTCCTTTCGCATGCGCTGCCTCGCCTTTCCTGCTGTGGCCATGGCCTTGATATATAAAATAGCAATCATATCCAGCCCACAGATTTTTGAATATAGTTCCCTTTTTCATCTTGTCAGTATTCCTCCAGCGCACCGGCTCCATACTGGACGATCAGTTTCCCTGTGTCTGGAACCTTATCAAATGTTCCTGCATCCATGTCCAGTACGAACAGTTCTCCATCTTCCGATACTGCATATTTCAGCTTATCAAACGGCAGGACGTTCTCTGCCCAGTTGTCAAATACCGAACCATACACCAGGCCGGATGCTCTGATCCTGTCTCCTCCATCTTCTTTGCCACGGTACACGCTGAACCCGTACAGCATCTTCTCACCTCCTCACACAGCCCGCTCTTTTTCATACAGGGCTTTGAATATATCTCTCTCAGCCTCCAGACGGATCTCTTTTTCGAGTGTCATCCCCACATCGTCGAACGTGTCCTGAAGCTTATCCACCGCCGCCTGCAAAGGCTCCATCATCTTTGTGACCTTCTCCACCAGATCCTTGATCTCCTCCTGGCTGATAGATTTCACCGGATCATGCTGCTTTGTTTCTCCATTCTCCGGTATAGCAATGCCAAGCGCCCCCCCTATTTTCTTCCGGATGCGTTCCAGTTCAGATGCATTCAGTGTCTTTACATACTGGCCAATAGCATCGTAAAACACATAGCACGGACGGCCTGCGTCCAGGTACATTTTCTGGCGGCTGATCACCGCAACCGAATTTTCTGCAGGTGCTCTTTCCTTCAGGATTGCTGCTGTCGCATATCCTTCATGGCATCGTAATAACAGAAATTCCTCCGTCACTCCGTTCTGCTTCGTGACCTCTACAATGTCGCCGTCCTGATAATCAGATCTCATTCCCATTCGTTCCACCTCTTTCGATACATTCATGATTGCCTGATACGCTGTGTTGTCGTAATACCCGGACCCATTAAAGAGCAGACTCTTTGTCGCTTCTTTCATCATGCATCAGCTCCTTCGGGAACTCCCGGAGCATATTTTCCTCGCCCATAATCGGGATCAGGCTGTCCTTCATAAAGAGCGGTTTTCCTGCCTCCTTGCAGAGCTGCACCAGCTTCTCGATCCATTCCCTTTCGGGAACTACTTTGCCATGCCGGTTTCCGCTTTCTGCCCCTACAATCACCCATTCAAAATCGCCGGAGAACCTCTCTTTGCGAATGAACTTCCGGAGCAGTTTTCCTCCTCCAGGTTCCTCGCTCTTCACCTCGCAAACGTCCGTCAGGATAGGCTCGATGCTCAGAAACCTATGGCAGTTTCCGGGAAGAAAATTGCCATTCATCCTGCGGAAATATTCATCAAACGTGGTGTTGTATTTCGGCTCGCCTCCATTCTCATCGCCCATATGGTTCCAGAGCTTATCGTATCCGGTAAATGTCAGCCCCAACCACATATTGTTCGTGTAGAGAATATGCTCCCTGGCGTCCTTATGCTTTTTGGTCGGCCAGAAACTATATCCGATAGGATCCTTCGTCAGGAACAGGTAATTATGCTGCGGTGCCTGCCTTAGTGCCTCCAGCACCTCAATCTTCCAGTCATCCGGAACCCATGCGCCGAACATATCTGCCATACTGCAAATGAACACATTCTTCGGTTTCTCATTCTTCCAGTGCCGGATCTGTTCCAACCGGTATTTATGAAACGTCGGAGCAAACGCAAACGGATAAGGCTGCATCTTTCCATCTGCCATATACGGCTCGCTCAACTCCACGCACGCCTCCGGATCCGGAACACCATTCGTCTTGAACCTGTTTGCCATACTCCTGGCATAACAATATTTGCACCTGTGCCAGCACCCTGTTATGGGATTGAATGTGCTGTCGCACCATTCGATCTTTGTGTTCTTCACTTTTTTCTGCCCTCCTGTTTCTCCACCCTCGGATGATACTGCCTGTTTCGGTGGTAGGTTTCTTCCTTCCGGACAGCCCCTAATAACTGCTGAAGCATGTCCAGGGTTTTCTTATGCCTCGGATCCTGAATGAAATCCATTACCGGCTGCAGCTCCTCCACAATGTCCTTGTTTTCTCTTCGCTCAATCCTGCTGTTGCGGAGTTTGGTTGTTAGCTTGTTTCTCTCCCGGTAGGACGCTTCAAACTCAATGGCGTGTAATAAATCCTGCCCCCTCTTGTCCTCCGTGTTTACAGCGGCATAGGCCGCTTTATAATCCATTTCACTCTGCTTCAGAAAGTCCAGAAACGCCTTGATATTTTCCGATCTTTTCATCAGCACCTCCGTTACAGGAAATCGAAAATGGATAGCTGCCCCTGCGGAAGCTCCTTCTTTTGCTCCTCCAGGTTCTGGATCTCCATTCTGCTATCGTGCATCTGGACTAATAACGGTCGCCAGTCCCTGTACTTTCGCATGTATACGTAATCCTTCCTGTCTATAGCATCACTCAGGTAGCGCATTGTCCGCACGATAGACAGCCGTTTATCGATTTCCTCATTCATTCTATGGGTTGATGGATAGGATGCCAGGTAGGTGAAGTCCTGCGTGTTCCTGACGGTCGCAAGTGTCAAAGCCGCATCCGCAAGGATCCCTTCGCGATCTGCGATATATCCCTGGTCCACCTCCGGCGGTACAGGAAGAGAATAACATTCCGGGTAGTCCTCCTCTTTCAGGTTCTCCTCAATCTCATGCCTGTACCACAGAATATGGTTCCTCGTCAGGTTCAGGTTGACCCCGTCTGGCCAGAATGGATCCTGGCAGCCATACTCGAATATTTCCTGCCAGTGCTCCAGTTCATCCATCAGCAGTTTACTTAGCCGCTCCCTTGTCCAGTGTTCCCTCGTCACCTTCTTCGCCATTTTTCAGCCCTCCAAACTGTTCTTCGATGGCGGCTGTGACCTTCTTAAGGGTTGATGGTCCGATACCCTTAACCGTATCCAGTTTCGCCAGAACATCCTTCATATCGATACCGGGCACAGACTTCTGTCCATCCTCGTAGTCGTTCTTGTAGACCCGTGTCAGGAACTCCTCCATCTGTAAATGGTCATACGCTTTTATGGCCTTGTAGACCGTTCTGGTGATCGCATAGCGCTGCGCTGATCTTTTCCTGCTCATTCTCCATTGCCCTCCAACGCTTTCAAAGCCTTGATGACATTGCCCAACGCATACTTCGCATTGGGAGTAAGCTGCCTCTGCCACGCCTCGTTCTTCGGGCTCCACCTGAAGCCATTCCTTTTCAGGATCTCCCGGACCTCCGGCTCCGGCTTGTCATCAAATATCAGCTGAAGTCGCATAATCTCCGTGTTTTCCACGACCTGGAAGAACTCTGTCTCCTCCTCAGTGTTTTCCTTCTCCTTGGCTGCTTTCAGATCCTTCAGCCGCTCCTCCGCTTTCCGGAGGTTCTGGCCATTGTTGCTGATCTCATATCTCTGGAATGGCCTGTCCTCAAAATGAAACCCTGTCTGCATTGCCGCCTTCATTTCGGCAATCTGCTCCTCGGTCATTTCCGGGCAGCCATCCAGTGTACCGTTCTTCTTGTACCAGGCATTGACCTTTTTCATGAACTCCTGCCGCTCCCGAAGTGCCGCCACCTTCCGTTCCAATTTCTCCACCGCATCAGCGTCTCCGGACTTGATTATGTCCTTCCCCCTCTCAATGCTCCGGATCTTATCGAGCAGTTTCTGTATCTCCCTGAACTCCTCAAAATTCCTGTCTGCTGCTGCGTTCTGTTTCCGCTTCTTTGCAACCGGGAAGTTTCCGGCTCCGGAAATCATCACAGACGGACACATGGCCCCGATCCTGCTCTTGGCATTCAGATTGTCAGCCAGTTTCCTGGCATACCGGTCAGCAATCCCATAAATGCGGCCGGCCTCCTCCGGCCTTGTCTTCACCGCCTCATCCGCAAGCTGATAAGCCTCATCCACATAGCCCTGATATTCTTTTGTGAGATGCCCTTCCGGGTAATCCCGGAAAGACATCATCTCGTGCGCCGTCCTGGCCATCTGCTCATTGATCGGATAGTATTTCGGTTCCATCAGCTCACCCCCTCCAGAACATCTCCGAGAGAATATTCCTTCCGGATCTTGTACGGGTCGGACTTGTACTTGGTCAGCTCATACCCTGTGTGATAAACCCCTGCCCTGACATATCCATCGCAGCTAACCACAATGTCTGCTGTTTTCTCGCCATCGTACTTCGCCATCAGCTCCTCGATTTTCTTCAGGTGCGGGATCAGCTCTCTGAAGAACTGCTCCATATCGGCCTCGGTTTTCATTGTGCGTCTTTCCTCTTTGATACTCACTCTTTCGCCCTCCTCTTAAATCTGTTCAACTACCGACTTCGCATCATCAAGATATCCGTCTGCCTCGTCGATCATCTCAATGTAGCCCTGCATCTCCTCGCCCCGTTCTCCATACTGGAAGTTCTCTGGAAGGTTTTCGTATGCTTCCTGCTCCTCATCCCTTACTTCGGACAGGATCTCCTGTACCTCTGCGATTTTGTCAAACGCCTCCTGCAGTCTTTTCCTTCGCTCTCTGTTCACCTCTCTGCCCTCCTGGTTATGCCCTTGCAATTACATCCTCGCCATATACGGCCCCCAACGTGCTGCCTGTATCCCACTTGACATGAACCGTACCGGTGTCATCCACGAACATCACGCTGCCCTCGGTTCCCTGCGGCGGTGCCTGCGGGTCGTCCATGTCCACCAGTCTGACCCGGCAGCCCTCCGGGAACTTGTCCCGGAGAAGCCTAACCGTGTTTCTGTCTGCGATCCTCATTCGTCCTCGTCCTCCATTTCTCCCAGGAACTCATCGTATTCGTGTTCCTGTTCCCATCTGTCCAGGTTGTTCTCCTCTACTCCAAAGGCTCTGAACTCCTCATCGGACATCGCCCCGTGTTTATGCTCCGCATATGCGCTCACGCACTCACCTCCTCTACGGCTGCGACCTGCGATCTTCCAAAGAAGGACGCGTTCACCAGAATCAGGGTAGGTGTATCAGCTCTGTTTCCGTCATCATCCTTCGGGTAGCAGGGCTTCCATATTTTGGTCTTGAACAGTGCCTTGTTCCCCTTCTGGACCTGCATGTTCCGTGCCTGCCATCCGGCGTATGTGTCCACCTCTTCAGTAATGCCTCTCGTAACGATCTCTGTCATAATGATCTGTGCGTTCGTCATGGTCTTCGATCCTCCAATCTACCATTTTGTCTGCAGTGGTCTGTGGTTATTACTTCTTCAGGTACGGAAACACCTTGTAGAATTTCGCTCTGATGATTTCCTTCTGCTCTTTCCAGTCAAGGTCAAAAATCGCATCGTCATCGCTCATGATCACTTCAGTTGTCATCCTGGCAAGAGCCTCGGTGTGTCCTACGTAAAGCCCTCTCGCGCCTGTTTCCACTTTACCGATCAGCTCCATTGCCAACTCTTCGAATTGTGTCATCTCTATACCCTCCTGTGTGCTTCAACTCAACTTGTTGAGTTGATAGTACCACGTAGGAGATAGGTGTCAATACCCATTTTTACAAAAATCGCAATTTATTGAGTTTCAGCGAAGGACAGCTCATAGCCTATCGCTCTCAGCATCTCCTCGATCACATCAAAGCTGACCTGCTGTTCCTCGGCTACCGCATACAGATCTTGCAGATTGACTTCTGCCGGAACCTCATCCAACGGCCTGACAGTCATCTCGTGCCCCATGGCCTCGGCAATCTTCCGGACAGTATCAAAATTCGGGCAGACGCTCTTGTTCATCTTCAGCCACAGATTCTGGCGGCTCCATCCAATGCGGGTTGCCAGTTCCTCGTATGTCAGTTCCTCCTCCTGCATCCATCCCCGAATTTTGTCCATGATATTCACGCTCTTTTCACCTCCTCTCCGTTATCCTCCAAGAACGACTCGGCTGATAGCCTCGCCTATCCTCTTCCGTGCCTTTTCTTCGTCAAGCCCAGTCTCTCCGTCATCCAGGAAGCCCCTGTCAATCTCCCGGCCAGTATTATCAAAGATCATGTACCGGCCATTCGCAGTGACGTAACTGGCTCCACCTACAGATAATGTCTCTGGCATGTTCTCACCTCCTCCCTGTCACTTCCTGCCGCCAGTTAGGGCGTGCAGGGTAACTAATAATACAAACAACCACGGCTGCCAGAGTAACGCCAGGAACAGGACGATATAATACATAGGCCGCACCTCCATCACGCTACGATGTCAATGACTCCGGATCCTCTCGTGTACTGGTAAATGGTATCCGAAAGGAAATCCTCACCGGAAACCACGCTGCCATTGATCTCCCGGACCATTCCGGACAGACCGGCCTCGTCTCCCTGCTCCTTCGGGAGAACCAGAACCTCATGCTTGGAGGACGGCAGGATGAAAAGGTCTGTCTCAAGCTTCTGGCTCAGTTCCTCAAATGGATCTGCAATCAGCATGATTGATGCTCCGAAATACGCCTCCCTGTTCGTGAATACCCAGAGCGGCACACCGCCCTCAAAGGCATCGTCATTTCCTGGTGCAAGGCTGTTCATCATCTGCGCAAGCGGCATGACCTTCTTGTCCTTCTCCGTGTTCCTCATCCCGGCAGCCTTCAGCTCTTCCAGGGTGACCCCGATCATTTCTGCCAGTGCATATGTCACCCTGACGCTCGCTGTCTCGCCCATCTTGTAGTGGAATACCCCGATCAGATCCATAAAATCGAAGTATGGATACTGTGCTTTCGCATCCTCATTCCTCGCCGCATTCAGGAGGCGTATCCGGATCCCATCAAGGAATGTGTCCTTGTCCATATCTTTCAGCTGCTCTGCCTGTTCCCGTACTCCATCCGGAATGTAATTCAGTCCCCCTGCGATCTGCATGGCCGCCTCCTCCATTGTGATTTCTCCGCTTTCCAGATCCTCTTCGAACCCGTTTACGTAGCACATTGCTCCAACGTTTCTGCCGGTCAGTGTGATACCGGTCAGCCGGATCCCATTGTCCTTGACCACCTCAGTGACCTTCAGTCTGTCAATTCCTACGCCCAGTCTGTCTGCTACTGCCTGTGTCAGTTTCTCCATCGTTTCCTGTCTCATTCTTTCGCCCTCCTATGCGATTTGATATGTATACTCAATACACATGAACTTCGGATCCCACCGTGCGGACTCTGCGTCTATCTTCAGGAACTCGTACACAATCTCCAGAAGGTCGCCCTCGGACAACTCCTCTATCGGGTAGCCCCGCTTCTCCTCGATCTCGTCCAGTTCCTCATCAAGAAAAAGGTTCGCCTGTTCATATTCCGGTTCGTAATCCCAGTCCCCAGGAACCGGCCTCCTCGGGTTTTCCAACCGCTCCCTGACTCTCTCCCAGTACTCATCCTCATTCGGTATGCCCCAGCTCATGTAGTACCCTCCTCTTGGCCTTTCTAACTCAATAGTTTGAGTCGCAAAGGTAAAAATTATCAGGGCTTCGATTTTGCCCTGCACAACTCATTTCGTCGTTTTACTCCTCGTCCAAGTAGTCATCGGGATCCAGTCCAATGATCTGGCAGATCCCCTCGTATGATGTTTCTCCCCGGTAGGCTTTCCGGAGGATCGCACCGGTCGGTGTTCCCCTCCACGCCTCGATATGCTTTTCAATGATCTCGTTCAGCTCCTTGTTGTTCCTGTCAGCCATCTTCTCTGCCTCCTCATACCTCAAACACAAGTCCCTTGATTTGTTCAACTCGGTCCTGCCCGAACCGGTTCTCTTTCTTTTCCAGGACATACGTTCCACAAAGAATGCACTCCTCATCCGCAAACCAGTGAATGTTCTCCATGAGAGCCGTGCTGCTATTCGTGAAGATAAAACCACGGATACCGGCTTTCCGGATCGTCTCAATGAAATCATGGACTTCGTTTTCCCACAGGAAGTCATCCATCTGGATGTATCCGTCTCTGTGTTCTCCATACAGCCATGCCCGGACTGCCTTGCTGGCCCCTGCGGAATATGGCCACTTGAGAGCCTCCTCCTCTTCGTACCAGGTTTTCAGTTCCTCGCTGTCCCATCCGTACTGGTCAATGATGCCCTGCTTCTTCTCCTTGTGAGCCTGCTGCTTCTTTGCAAACTCGCTCCCCGTTTCCAACAGTTTCTCGAAATATTCGTTCTTCATCATGGCTGTATCCTCCCTTACGGCAAAATGTTGACGCTTACGAAACCCTTGTAATTCTCCGGCGCAAGCTCTTTGATGCGGTTACGGCATGCCTTCTTGGCCTCTGTCAGTGTTCCGGATGCCCAGAACTCATATCCCTCGAATGTAAATCCCCAGAACCCAAAGCCCTTCGGTGCCTTGCCATGCTCGATCTTGTACTCACGATCTGTAAAACTGATTGTCATTTCTATGCCCTCCATGTTCTCGGAACTCTCTGGCTTTTCAATAACCCTGACGGCGCTCGGCTCGCCCTGACCACCTACTCGCTTGTGTTGTCCCAACTCAATGTATTGCGTTCCTGTTGAGCCTATAGTATCACGTAGTAGGTAGGTGTCAATACCCTTTTTTACATTTTCCCGAAAAAATTTTGGAGGGCAGAAACTCAACGGATTGATGCTCTCGCCACGATGTGGTTGTCCCTCTTTTCCACCGGATAATTGCCGCCCTGTGTGACCAGTTCATCCAGGACATCGGCACAGCATATCTGCACATGGCCTGCGGTTCCAGATCTCGTCACAGTATAGGCTCCATCATTCGTAGGATATATGAACAAGTTCCCATTCTTCACGAATATGTCCGCTTTCCGGTATGCTCCGAACATCCCTCCCGCCACCTTATTGAAGTGCAGCTTCTTTCCGTTTTTGCCCTGCTCCATCCGGACAAATGCCTGCCCCGGATCCTCCTCGGACCTCTCCGGGACCCGGATCTCGTCTGCCTCTGGCTCCGATCTTCCAACAGTGAAAGCCTGCCCCATCTGAAACCCTTCCCGGAAACCATTTCTCGCTGCCTCATCCGCATTCGCACGTAATCCATCCCACAGCATCAGCATATCCTCTGTCCTGATGCCGTACTTCAGGACAATCGCCCCGAACATATCACTGATTGCCCCTGTCATCTCCGCACCTCCATTTCCTTGTGCAGGTTATACCCCATCCGGTAGCCATCCTTGAATGCGATCTCAGCTGCCCTCTGCTGACAGATCGTCATCGCATCCCACAGCTTTTCTGCCATCTTCTGATCCAGGTTCCGGATCAGCAATCGGAAATATCTGTAAACCTCCTCGATCTCCTCCGGATCCTCATGCTCCCAGAAATCAGACTGCCATGCCTCATATACCGTATCGATTGTCCGCATTTTTCTCCCCTCCATCATCCGAACAGGCTGTAATCTGCCATGTTTGCAAAATTCACCGTCAGCGATTGCGGTGTAATCCAATGTTCCTTCGCCGGAATAACCTCCGTCACCTCGTACCCCTCCTGCAGGCTCCTCTGCATTTCCTCTCTGGCTGCATCCAGGTTCTCTGCCCTGATGAACCCACAGACCCGCTTTGAAGATCTTCCTTCCGTCTCGCTCCTCCAATAACACATGAACAGCATCTTTACCCCTCCATGATCCCGTCAGGATCCAGTTCCCTGATGATTTCTCCATACAGCCATTCTGCCCTTTCGTCCATTGCCTGTACCTCTCTTGAATAGTACAGCTCAACCTCCGTATTCCGGTTCAGAGATGCCTCCATCCGATGAACCCTGCTATCGCCCTTTATTTCCATTGTATCCACCAGTTTATTGATCTTGAAAATGACCGATTTGTCCTGATATATCTCCTTGAAAGTCTTCAGATCCACGCCCCGTCCTCCTCACTTCGTCGCAAACAGCACTGCCTTGCCTTCCGTGTTATTATATCTGGCGGTGATGCTGTTCATTGCGTCCAGGACCTTCTTCAGCCCTACCTGTTCAATCGGATCGCTCCCACGCCAGAATCTTGCCATAAGTCCGAGGCAGGTATTTATGCATTCCACCTCAATGATGATTGTATCGTTCATGCTCTTGCCCTCCTATATCGTCTGCCTGTATCCAATCTCGCCCGCAAAACCGCCGGCATCTATGATGTCCTGCAGGGACTTCCTGCCCATCTTCCCTGTCAGCATATACACCGTCCGGCCTCCATCCAGTGAACAGAACCCTTTTCCATCCTCATATATCGCATGGTGTGTTCCGCTCAGTGCTCCTCCCATTGGGCCGGAATAACCGGCCTCCATGATCTGCTTCGCCGTGAATGAAATGATCTTGTATTGCCTGTTCATTCCAGTGCCCTCCATCAGATATAGCGGAACTGCCCTGCTGCATTTACCAGAACCGTATCAATCCTTGACACCCGGTTCGTATCATCCCATGTCAGTTTTCTCAGTGCTATCTCCTCGCCTTCGTACTGTGCCATTGCCTTCGCCATTGCAAATGCATCTTTCAGATCCTCAAACCTCGCTGACCCGATTGCCGCCAACTTTGAAACATCGTATCTGGTTTTCATCCTTATGCCCTCCAGTGCCCTCGTAACCTCCGGGGCGGGATCCAGATTTATTTGATCAGCTTTACTCTCTCGTACTCTCCGTTTCCCTCTCTGCCAATGACCAGTGTGCAGGGATAGGTGCATCCTCTCTGGAGCGTCGGCCATTCGTATTCCTTCAAGAAGTAAACATATACCTTGCTGTCATGTGCCCAGTCCAGGCCGTATTTCCTTTTTGCGTAATACTTTGCGGCTGCCTCCATCCGGCGTTCGCTGTCATAATCCAGGCTGTGTCCACAGATCTCAAACAGGTGCTTCGCTTCTTTCTTGACCTCTCTCATCAGTGCTGCCGGAGTCGGAAGAGCAAATCTTTTCTTGTCAATCATCTTCACGAACTCCTGCTTGGTGACATTCGGCAGAGCCATGTACATCGGCTCAATGATGTTGTTGTAATCCTCAAAGCTGACCTCGTATCCTGCGATCTCCTCAAATTCCTGCCACATCATGTCTTTGTACCTCCAATAAAAAATGCAAGCCCCTTGAAAACTGATCGGTTTGTGAAACTCAATTTGTTGTGCTCCGATGTTAATATAACACGATTGGTAGAGTTGTCAATACCCTATTTTACAAAAAACTCGAAAAAATGAGTTTTCTTTTCATCTTCCGGAGGATTTTCAAAAGAAACCCTTCATGGTATAATGAAGTCTGGTGCGGAGTGCGAGTATATATTTATCTATATATCCGTATCTGTATCTTATCTTGTCATATCGGGTTTTTTGGGTTTCTAAAAAAACCGTTCGGTTTCTCTGGGTTTTCCACAAAATGCACCAGTTCCGGAAACCCTTATAAACACTGGGCTTGCAGGCATAACCCAAAATAACCGTTCGGTTTCCAGTTTCCCGAAATCGCGAAATGCACCATTGCTCATCGAAAATGCACCATTGCTTTTTTGTGTTGCTCATTTTTCCAAAAACCGAACGTAACCCAAAAAACCGAACGGTTTCTTTGGGTTTTTCTGGGTTTTATTTCCATCAAAGGAGGCTGATACCATGAGAAAACGTTCACTGGCTGTCCTAGCTGTGCTTGCAGTTCTGATTGCTGGCTGTGGTTCATCCACCCTGGCAACCGCTGAATCTATCACCGAGGAGGATCCTGTGCAAAGCGGCCTGATCACCGGCATGGGAGATTGGGAATGGGGAACGGATCTTGAAACGATTGCCGACTCCATCTATACGGATTACGAGAAGGAGGACGAGCATCTTTTTGAAAAGGCATCCGAGGAACGGGACGGTGTGCTGTTCATCCAGACATGGGATAAACCATTGTCGGTGGGCGGCTACGACTCCAGTGCCGAATTTGCCTTTGCTGACGATAAACTCTGTGGCGGTACCTACTGGATCGACGAGGCAACGGAGGAGGATCTTCCAGACCTCATATCGAAATACACGTCCGTCTATGGCGAGCCGTTCCTCCAAAAAGAAACCACTGGATGGGGGCAGCTCACCCTATGGACAGACAATGATGGAGACGTGATTTTCATTTCCGGATACTGCACCGTCTACTATCTGCAATCCGGATCTCCATTCACTTCTGAATGTGAGGAAACGCTGTCAAAATATCACGATGTCAACCTCCAAAAGGAACTCGGGAAAATCGAAAACACGGACGGAATATGATTTCAGGCAATAAAAAAGACCCTGCCAGGACTGATTTCTCAATCCCGACAGGGTTTCTTTTTATGCGTTCAGCAACAGGTTCCAGGTCTTAGCCGCCACCGTCCCAGGGTTCGATGCGTTCAATCCCTTTGCCTTCTGGAACGACGCAATAGCGTAGGACGTGTTCTCTCCCAGATCTCCATCGACATCCAGTTTCTTCCCGTTCTTTCCCTTATATCCAAGGTCGTTCAGGATCCTCTGGATCGCCTTCACCTGATTGTGCTGTGCACCCACAAGGAACTGGTTCAGTGTGATGGTGCACGTTCCACAGATCGGGTTTACGGCAGGTGCCGGTTCGGATCCTCCATCCACTTTAGATCCCTTCGTAATATTTGTCGCCGTATGATGGCTGTCATTCAGCAAAATATCACCGGGAAGCAGATAATCCGGACTGGTCAGGTACTTGCTTGCTGTCAATACCTGATAACCGGCCGCCTTGTATGCCGCTCTCATATTGCCGGTATAGGTTGCCTGGATGTTCTGCAATTCCTTGCGCCCGGTTTTTCTTCCGATCGCCTTTGTAATATCAATAATACCTTTTGAACAGTCAGCTTCGCAGGCAACTTTTATTTTTGCCGGATCGTCCCCTGCGGCTTTAAGCTGAACCCCAAAAGTGTCTCTCTGCCCCTGATCGTATCCGATCAAATCGTTTTTGGCTGCCGCTTCTGCCATGTCCGCATGATACTGCCTTACTGTTGCATCAGGATGCCGCAGGACGCATGACCACGGCCGGTTGTACCATGCCCGCAGGCACCATTCTTTTCCGGTCTGGTCTCCTGCTTTTCCGCCGCTGATTCTTCCATTTTCGTCCCCTCCGCAATTTGAAATATAATGAACTGCCACCTTCTGTACCTCCTCCGCTTTTTTCTCTTCCGTTCCTCCATCTTCAGATACGGCGTACTGCTTGATCCATTTCACACAGCACTCGTGTCTGCTCTGGAACTTCTTATCGCCAACCTGATTACTGTTGCTCGTGTCCTTCTGGTCAAGCAAAAGGGATGCAAAAATCGTATCCGGAGTGTACGGCTTCGCCGCACGATTAAAAATCCTCTTTACCGGCCCGGATCCTCCCAGGTGTCGGATCTCGCAGTACATCATGACCGCTTTCGGATCCTTCGTGTACGCCTTCTCGCACTCCTCCACGAACGTTTCCATAAGCCGCTGAAACAGTTCATCCTGGCATTCGTGTCCGGCCTTGCTGTCAATCAAGGCAATCAGCACCTTTTTCTGTGCGGCTGTAGGTTTCCATCTCTCAGCCACCCAGTCACGATGCCGCATCGCATATATACTCCCGTCCGTGTCAATCTTCCGGAACTCTGCATCGCCCATCTTGTCCAGAATCATCAGGATCAGTTTCTTTGCCTCATCCCCATAATTCTGTGCCCATCCCAGGGTGATGGTATGCTCCACATTGCTGTTCGTGTACGGGGCTGCATAGGCATCGTATCTGCGCTTGCCATATACCTGCCCGCCTGACTCCACCGCCCCAATGATATTCGTCAGGACTTCCATGTTCTTGCTGTTCATAAGTTACCCTCCGGGAATCGAAAAAGGCAGGGACTATTCGTCCCCGCCCCTGTCATAAGCACCCGCATCCATGATCTCGTCGATATACCTTCCAAGCTCGTGGAGAAAAAGCGGAAAAAATATGGCGATGATCACATATTTGAGTGCGTTCCTGATCTTTTCCACGTCTCCTGTTATTCCTCAACTTCGGGAATACCAGCAAGAGATGTCAGGATGGATGCCACACCTGCGAGTGCTGCCGTGCCGATAACAACCTTCCAGTCAACGTCCGTAATCATGGCCGCTGCGGGAAGGAGGGCGACCGCCGTCTGCGCCATCGTCTTGATAGCCCTCACTGCTGCTGCCTTTGTCCATTTTCCCCAGTCTCTCATAGTTACACCTCCCATGTCTTTTGTGATGCCTCTCAGAACCAAATACAGCCCCGTGAGGCGTTTCTACGGCCTCAGGCGAGTATTTCTCCACATGATACCAAAACTCGCCAGAATGAGCCGTTTTACCGCATCCTCAATCGGAATACTCAGGACTGTGCGCTTTCTTGTTGAGATAGGCCTGGATTTCTGCCTCGGCCTCTTTCGTCGGACCATTCGTACCCTGCTCCTGCAATCCTCTCAGGACTCCCAACAGGGCACGCATTATGATCTCCAGTTCCTCCATCTCGTCAGCCTGCGTACTCTTCGTCTTGTCTATCTGCTGCTCGACCCGGTTGATCCGGTAATAATCACGGTTCAATTTGTCCTTGATTTCCTTCACGTCCGACTCGATAGCATCAAGTCTCTGATCCACAGTCCTGTCTGTCTGCTCGTCTCTCTGTTCCTTCACGGCTCCATGTGATACACGTTTCTTGAACTCCGGCCATTCCTTGTAAACGAAATAGCACACCAGGAACGCAATCAGGAGCCAAACGCCAATCTGATTCGCTGTCACAAAATCCGCAAGTTTATTCACCATCGGTGGCACCCTCCTATTCGTAATCATTCATGATTTCGGCGGCTTTTGCCACATCTGGAAGAATGTCCGTCTTTTGGATTTCCTCTACCGTCTCATGCTGAAGGAGCAAAATAAAAAGCCGGTCAATCAGACTGGCCATAATCTTGTTCGCCTCCACCAGCTTCAGAACATCCTCTGTTCTTAACATCAGCTTCGCCTCTCTTAAATTGTCATGCCCTACTTATTGCGCATGATCCACCTCCTGCCCGACTGCTTGCACACGGGCTGCCGTCATGCGTCAGCACAAAACGGTCGAGTATCGCTGTCCGGAACGCTTCGCTGTCACAATGGCTAAGCATTCCGAGATAGCACTGCAACGTCTCCAGTGCATCCTCCATCGATAACTCGTACCGGTTATACCTCACCTGTACACCCTTCAATGCCCTCTTGATCCTGAGGCTCGTAGCCTTCCTTAACACTGATCTATCATGCCAGACCCGGTATCCGACAAATTCTATGCCCTGCATAACTGGACGAATGCAGGTTTTCTTATTCAGGTTCAGCTCCAGGTTCTCCAAAAGAAAACGCTCGATCTGGTCCTTCCAGTCCCTCAACTGTGCCTTGTCATTGCTCAATACGATCACGTCATCCATATACCGGATATAATAATGGATTTTCAAGACTCGCTTGCAGAACTGGTCGAGCACATCCAGGTACAGATTTGCAAATACCTGCGACATAAGGTTGCCTATCGGCATCCCCACATCATACAGGCGTTCCGACAATGGAACATCGCCAGGATTGCAGCCCAACGGCAGGCCAAACGGCGTGTGTTCGCAATCTATAATCGAATAGAGCACCTGCAACAGGCGCTCGTCCTTAATCTTCTTCGCAAGCACTTCCTTCAGGATCTTATGGGAGACCCTGTAAAAGTACTTGCTGATATCGAGTTTGAGGTAGTACCATTGCCCGCCGGCACGGTGTGTCTGGATCAGCCAGTACCTCAATCTCTTCATGGCACTCAGGCTGCCCCTTCCAGGAACGCAGCCGTAGCTGTCCTCGATATACCCTTTGACGAACATGGGATTTATGACACGATAAATCGCCCACTGGACGATGCGGTGCTTAAAGGAAATCGACATGATCATTCGTTTCTTCGGTTCATAAACATAGAAAATGAAATACCGGTCTATGGTATATGTCCCGTTGTAAACCTCCTCCTGAATTTCCTTCAATTTCTCGTAGGCATCCAGGGTGTAGATCAGTGCGTCCTTCTTGTACCTCCTGCCTCGGCAGGCATCCTCCAATGCGCCTTGTAGGTTCTCCATCGAGAAAATGATGTCGAACACGTTCTTGATTTTCATGCTAAATCAGCACCCCATAAAATACAATGTGTCGCAGCTTTCACTTCCGTTACTCGCAGCTTCCAAGGTTGCCCTGGGCTTTGTTTGTCTCCACCCGGGCGGCAATACCCACGCACGAATATCGCCGTTTTTCTCCTTCACCCATCCGGGATCTGGAGCGGAAACAGACTCCTTTATCCTCTCGCACTGTCCGGCAGTTCTATGAGCATACCGGCCTCTGGCATATGAGAGTAAAGCGGAGCGGAACCCGATGTTGCTGTTCGTGTTCGAACGAGCATTGTTGAGGTTGACGTTGAACACGCCTGCATTCGACGTGTTGTTCCAGTTGCCACCACAATTCGGCAAACGCGATAGCCTGTTCCCGTATCATAACAGTCAGATCCTCAATTCTTTGATATGATCCTCCTGCCATGAGCGCCATGTCGTGTGTCCGGTATTTTGCCGGACGGCTTTCTCGGAGCGTCATCATACAGCCATTTGCTATAGCCTCCAATCATCGCCCCGATTTCTTTCGATCTTCGTGTCCACTCATCACGGGACGATACACCTTTCAGGTATTTCAGCCTGTATGCCGCAGTCACGAAATCCTGCAATCCTTTATTCAGAATATCGAGCCTTTTCAGGGCAGTCTTTTTGCTCGGAGAATATTGAACCTCATTCGCAAGCAAAAGCATTTCCTCCATCGTATCCGCAATCTTGTCACCGAACAGCTTTTGATGCGGAACGCTCCACCTCTCTATGAGAGGCAGAGCATATTCCAACATGTCGATGATCTTCATCCGGATCGTGAGGTTTTCATGCTCCTGTTCGCCCGTTACGTTTCCATCTTCACGTTCAGCTTGCATGGAGACCTCCAGGTATGTGCAATGCTGCCGCATTGCAACAGTTATCAGTGACCAGTTTTACAGTTCACAGAAAGCGGAGCGGAACCCGCGGTAGCTGTCCAGGTCCGAACGAGCATAGTGGAGGGCGACGTTGAACACGCCCGCAGTCGACGCGGTGCCCCAGCTGCCACCACAAAACGGCAAACGCTCCCCGGCCAGTGTAGCGTAATGGTTATCGCCGCCATAATCTCCGCCCGGCTCATCCGGATACAGCAACAGAGCCTTTGCCATCTCGGGCACGGTCAGACCAGATGCGGCAGCAATAGCATTGTATCCGGTAGATCTTCCTGCTGATCCATCATCCGTCACACTACCGGTGATGAGCGTCAGCTTACTGGACAGGTAATCATATTTCAGCGTTCCGGAAGAACCCGGATCCACATATTCGCCGGATGCGTTCAACGCCTTCCAGTACGTGGAGGATGCACCCATGCTGATTTCAGGATCCATGCAGTTCGCATTCGGGATGAACTGGAACTCTCCATCCTGGAGCCTCATTCCTGCGCACCATTCCCATACGTTTCCGTTCATATCGGCAATGCCATCAGGCAGCCAGTTATGGTTCCAGGTTGCAGGGCCGGATCCGGTTGCGGTTCTCTGGACACGGTTACTGGAATCCAGAGCCATGGACGGCGTTCCTACTTCATGGGCATAGCCATGATCCTTGCCGTAATTGTTATTGCCCCTCGGCATGGTTCCGTTCTTACGGCTCCACAGGGCAATTTCACACCAGAGCGCATACGGGACCAGACACCATGCACCGCCGTCGGTCTTTTTGTTCCGGCACGCTGCCAGAGCATTGTCAAAATTGATCGTTGCTTTCGGATCCTGGAACGGCAGACTGTACGCACGGTCATTCACGACAATGCTGAGATATTTTCCAACGTACATGGTTTTCTCGACTCCATTTACAATGGATCCGGGATGAACCACATCAGAGCCGCCGGAAAGGATGGCATTGTTCTTCTGCTTCTCCCACCGAACCATAATGGACGGCATGTCCATATCGTCCATGATGACAGTGTTCTTTCCTCCGGTCAGTGCCTCGACCGCCAGTTTCATATCATCAAAATTCGCCATTTTTTAGTCCTCCAATTCCCACAGCGTGAGTGTGCACTTATCAATGTCGAACGGAACAGCCTCACGGGTGTATCCGCTCTCCGACTCCTCATCCTCTACGTCGATATATTCCCTGGCAGGAATATCGATCTGCGCCACGTATGCCCTTGCCGCACTTCCGGTTCCCATAATCAGGCCGCCGGTATAGTCCGTGCAGATATCCAGATGCACCGGATCGTCTCTTTCCTTCTTCTTCAGGTTGATGACCAGTTCACCGTCATCGAAATCAATGGACTTTGAACTGACCTCATAATCAATGAGGTTGGTTGCATCCGCAGGTCTTTTTACGATAATCATGGATCAGTAACCCCCTTTCCGTTTTCCCTGTTCTACAGCCTCCCGGGAACGAGCTGCAATCACCTCTGCAGCCTCACGGCCTGCCGCATCTCCTTCCCGTACTCCAAATGAACGTCTGACATATGCTTCATGTTCTCGGCGTTCCTCACTCTTAATAATCACGTTTGCCATCAGACACCCCCACGAATAATGCAATTCACGGTCACGGATGATGCCGCCCCAGTGAACGCAATCTTGAAACCATTGAGCAGTTTGTCGGATATGACAATCTCGCCCACACCGCCGCCTGTTTTCTCCAGAACCTCCACAGTGACGGAATAATCCTTCGTGTTCCGGTTCTGGGAAAGCTGAACCGTCTGGACGGAATTATTAAACGGATAGTTCTGAGTGTTCGTCAGCGTTACCTCGATCTGCTCACCCTCCAGACCTTCCACCTTCTGGGAAAGCTGATGGACATGCTGCGCTGTCAGCAGCCCAACAAGGATGCCCTGGATCGCCCCCAGATCCACATTGTTGAAATTAGATGCATTCAGCGGCGTGCCCTGCTGAATAACTTCTCCCGGAGCCTTGATATGGTTGATATAGCCACCCCCCAGATCGTTCTCCGTGTACCGGTTTGGATACTCGACCACATGGTCTTTGAAATTTACTGGATTTTTCACGAACTCACCTCCTTGATGTCCAGCCGGACAACATACAAAAAGCCTTCCGAAACGTCACTCAATTTCAGAGATTCCGCTTTGGAAAGCCACAGTTCGTTGTCCGTATTGTAGAGCTGGACTTCGGACACCGTTCCGGATCCCGACTCCAGTTCAATCATGAACGATATTTCCACAATACCGCTCGACAGCGTTTTGACCGACTCAATCCTGGACTCGTAATAGGTTGAGCCGATCTTGTACTTCGCATACGAGACCGCCCGTTTTGTATAATTCCGGTAGCCAGTAAGCGCCGCACTCGTAAGCATGGCCATGCCCTGTACCTCCTTTCGCTATATTCCAAGGATTTCTTCGCCACACATCTGGTGTATGATGGACCATCCCTGTGCTGAAACCCCTGTTGCCAAATCTTCACCGGACATAGCAAGGCCGGTACTGGTTTTCGGGAACTCTCCTGCCGAACCGGCAGTATCCCCGGCCATCATCCGGAACGACTTGTATCCGGCCGCCTCAGTCTCCAGATCCAGTTCCCCTTTATTCAAAGACAAGCCGATATTCGTGTTCGGTAATGTGCCCGTCTGGTCAAATGTCACCGGCCAGTACAGCTTGCTCGGGGCGATCCCGATATGAACAGTCGCCACGCACCGGACCCTGTAATCAATATGTCCCGGCATCCTCCTCCGGAGGATCTTCTGCAGCATGCTCATGGAGACCATCGCCGTATCCGTGTTGTCAAAATCAATGACAAGGCTTTCACCCTCCCACCGAATATCTGCATTCTGCCCGGTATAGGAAGATACAATCCCCTCGATGGTCGTCTTGCTCATCTTGCCATTGCCTGACCAGAATGCGGAAACAACCCTTCGCCGTTCCTCCACCGTCATCTCGGTATCGTACTCAATCCGCAGGATCCTCTCAAACAGTTTAAGCGTTTCCTCATCACAGGTTGTCGGGAACTCATTCTGAACCAGTTTCTCAAGGAAATATGCCATCAGGTCGAGCGTCCATCCGGCATAGCGATAGTTCGCATCCATCTCCCTGTATTCCGTCCACCACTTCGGCCCCATCTCCACGATCTGGTCATAATTGGGATCGACGGTGTTATAAAATATCTCCATTGACCGTCACCTCCCCAAGAATTGGAACCTGTTCCACCGTGAAGGCAATGTTGTCGACGCCTCCATTCACGAGCAGGTTTTCGTGGTCTACTACGGACGGGAGATCTGTGATAATTGCGCTGATGCGGTTATATCGCACCTGAATATCATCCGACCATGTTTCCAGTGCCAGTTCTTTCAGGTATTCCTCCAACGCCTCTGTCAGTTCTTCCTGGATACCGGAATATGTTGCCTCGGCCTTTTTGATCACAGACACGGAGACGTTTATGGAAACATCCTCGGCAGCAACCACCGTGACAAATTGTCCGATAGCCGCCGCTCCTTCGCCCATGCCGCTCGCCCCCGGATCTACATACTCCTGAACATTTGCAACGACTCCTGCCGCTGCTCCGTGTCCAGACTTATCAATGATGACTGCCTTAACAGTCATAGGACCATCCCACAACGGGATGATCCTCGCCCTGCCGACACCCTC